GGTCCCTTGTTCTCATCTTTGTTGAAGACAATACGCTTCATATCAAATTTTTTCAGCTCTAACGTCATTAACATAAAGAGAGAGAACATCCTTTCTATTTTGACGAATGAGTTAAATTTACACTAAAAAAAGTATATTGAAAATGAAATGAACGACTTTGTGGAAAAAACGACCTATAGTCCTGTATTTTCTTATTTAGGGTTTACTCCCACTTTTTCCTTGCAGGAATACATTGAGAAAAAAACTTACAATGAATATGTATTCAAGGATGTATCCGGTAATGTAAAAACGTGTTTTAAAAAATTCATCACGCTTGTAGATTATGTCAAGTTTTTGATTGGAAAATTCAAAAACGATAAAATCTCAATGCTCCCTTCTTCCGACCTTACACCTAGTAATCTTTTTCAGGAAACCATACAGAGTTGTCACAATTATGCCTACGTGGATAGTTTTTTTTATTACCTTACCAACGTATTGAACAGAAAAGGGTTTGTCCACGGAATTCAAGTGTACGATTCTTATGTATGCATCCAAAAAGATGTAGAAATCAATATCGCCGATGATTTTGAATACATTTGTGATTCCAATTACTTTAACGACAAACTAAATACATTGTTCCACTTCAAGGATGAAAGTGTCTTTTCTAAAAAGGTGCAATCTCCAATTCAAATTTCAGACGAACACGTGGAATTGGAGATGGAAGAGTTGTCTGGCTCGGAAGAAGAAGCGGCTCCTTCCGAAATGAGCGAAGTCTCTGTGGAAGCGACCGAATCCGTGGAGGATACATTAGACAATGATTCTGAAATCAGTCACACCGACGAGGAGGAAGAGTATGAGTCCGAGTCTAGCGATAGTCATTCGGTAAACTCCATGGAGAATGACATTGATTTGGTATTAGTCATTAAAGAAATTCCAACACAGGTAGTCGCCATTGAAAAATGCGAAAATACGATTGACTTCTTGTTGGAGAAGAATGAACTACGTATAGAAGAATTGGAAAGTGCAATGTTTCAGGTGATTGTCATGTTGTACACGTATCAGAATATCTTTGATTTTACCCACAATGATTTACATACCAACAACATTATGTATGTGCCCACCGAAGAGAAATACTTGTCTTATAAAATCATGGGTAAGTATTATAAAATACCAACGTTTGGAAAAATTTATAAAATCATTGATTTTGGAAGAGCGATTTATACAGTGAATGATAAAATCATGTGTAGTGATAGTTTTTCTGAACATGGTATGGCTTATTCTCAATACAATTTTGAACCTTTTTACAATGCTCAAAAACCCAAAATTCTTCCAAACAAGAGCTTTGATTTGTGCAGACTCGGCTGTTCTATCATTGATTTTATCATTGATGATTTGAATGATTTAGAGAAATTTAAGAAGGTCCCTATTTATGATTTGATTATATCTTGGATATATGATGATTCGGGTACCAATATTCTTTACAAAAAGAACGGGGAAGACCGTTATCCAGATTTTAAACTATACAAGATGATTGCTCGTATTGTACACCAACATGTGCCTGAGAAACAATTTGACCATCTATGTTTTGAAAAGTATGTGTATGAGTCACTGGATTCTTATATGGATTTAGACCAGCTTGTGAAGGAAAAGATAACCCTGCACTAGAAACTGGGTTCGTTGACAAAGACTTTTGCTTTCTCTGATAACTTGGAAAAATTCGTCTTTTTGACAAAAAGAACACCTCCTGTCACCGCCGCTGCTAAAAAGCTATCACGCACGTCCTCCTGACCGTTCGGATTTTTTTGAATCTTATTGATAATCAATCTGCATACGAAAAAAAGAACACCTACTGCTAATGCAACATACAATTCCTCCATGTTTAAAATGATTCCGGAAAAAAAGGTTTCATTTTAAACTTATAATATCCTAGGAGACTTTACGTTCTTCTAGTTGTCTGATAAAGGTTCGTGATAGAGAACGACAAGGACAAGGACAATCGGTTGGATGGGTTTCAAATACAGACGGTTCGGGAATCACCACCATCCCGTTCGTAAAAATGGGTTTGTTGCGATTGTGTTTTGTACAACAAAAGCACCTTTTGAAGGTAAGTAAAAGGGTTTCCAGTTCGTGTATAGAATGTTCACTCAAACAATCAAATATATTATAATAGATTTCTCTATTCTCTTGAAAATAGTCATCAAATAGAGTAGCTTGCGAGGATAAGAGGGTGTTTAGTGTTTGTGTGAACTTGCGGTGTTCGGGAGTTCCAAAGGAATAAATCAGCCGTAGTAAATCGGGTGACTCAAATACTTGTTTCGCCATGTTGTACAGGTGTACCTGTGTAAAATCTGTTCTTCAATTTTATAAATCTACAATTCTACAATTCTACAATTCCACAATTCCCAAATCAATTTCACAAGGTGAGCTTTCTAAATCTTCAAAGCTCATGGCGTTCAATTGAATGTCATCTCCTATTTTCAAGGTTTCCTCTTCAACTGGAATTTCAAACGTTTCTGGTTTGTCATTGAAAGAAATGTTTTGTTTTGCTTCTAGCGGAGTTGCTTCTACTTTAGGCTCAACTGTAGGCTCCGACTTAGGCTCCGACTTGGGTTCCGACTTAGGTTCCGAATTGGGTTCCGACTTGGGTTCCTGTTTCACGTCTACCTTAGGCTCCGGTATAGATTCCTTGGGTTTTTCTACATGCTTCACTTCATACTCCGTAGACTCGTCAATGTATTGTCTCAGCAAGGTTTCCACAGGGATGCTGTCACGAATCGTGTTCATGATACAGACTTGCACTATCACTTCAAACTCGCGGTTTCGTTTTTGAATTTCCAAACTGGGAATATCAATCTCAAACAAATAAATATTGGAGTAGAGCTTCCTTGCTACGTTAATGTAAACCTTGTGAAGAAAGGCACCAAAATCCGGAATATCAATGGTAATTTTCTTAGATTCATTACCTACACGTACACAACTCAATATTTTGAGCTGAATGATATGAACACAGGTCATTAAATCTTCTAGATAAGAACAGTTACACAATTTCATGATACGGTCCTTTTCCTGGAGAATCATCTCATTGTTCCACTTGGGAATACGACTCAATAAATTCTGAAACGTCATCAAATACTTTTCTAGTTCATCGCTTTTTTCGCAAAGCTGAACAGATTCGTTAAAAATAGAACGAAATCCGTCAATCACATGAGGCGTTAAATAATTAATCAACAGAATAGACCATTCATTCTTAGAGTCCGTCAAAACATTAGAGGTGTAATCTTCCATATAGTATTTTACCGTAAAGAATAACGTGTACTACAACGCATAATTATGAATGATGGATGATTCATGATTCATTATTCTATTCTATTCTAAAAAGGATTGTAATACGTAATACAAAATCCAGACCTCGTTCTTGAGCTCTTTGCAGACCGAGTCGTACTTGAACTTGACCAGACAATAATTTTCATGGTCCTTAAAATACTCTAAGAGGAGATCCCCATATACCCCTTGGCTGTATAGTTTCATGGCTAGTTTCGTGAGGTCGGGCTCTTTCAACCATTTTTTCAGACTAGGTGGAAACGAGACAGGCTCTTTCACAATGTCTACTTTGGGGACATAGAGATGAACAAAACGCGAACAAATAGGATTCAGTAGACGGTCACGATTAGAGGTGACAATAAAAAAACGTGTCGTTTTGCTATACACTTCAATACACCTTCGTAATGAATACTGTGCATCAATAGTCAAGTTTTCCGCATCGTAAAGAACGATACTTTTAAAATAGACATGATTCCCAATTTGAAGTTTAGCGAACTCTTTAATCACATCGCGTATCATTTTAATCCCGTTGGAAGTTGCACACTCAATTTTCATACAGTATTGCTTGTATTCTTCCGGAGTGTAGATTTTACGTAAAAAAGACTGCACTCGTTTCCGTTTCCCTGCGTGTGGCTCTCCATAAAAAAGTAAATGTGGAATTGTTTTGGTTTCTTTTAATGTTAAAATAAGTTTATCCAAGTCTTCCATTTCACTTCTTTTCACGTTGATTTTATGTTATTTTTTTATAGGTTGATTATAATGAAAAGTAAATCTATCAAATTTCAAAAACAAAACATGAACGAACGCATCATGAAAGAAGCTCTCCATACCTGTTACGAAAATATTGCTTTTTCTACGTTCCCTTATATTCGGTACAAATTGAGTTCCTCTGAAAAGACCTTGGAGAAATACAATTCAGGAAACTGTATAGCCTTATGTACCTTTTTGAAAAGGTTTTTAAAAGCCAACTACAAGGTCAAGTCCTATATTGTTCCTGCATCCGTTCCGTCTATTTACAGGGTGGAGGGAACGCCCGATGTATGTCATGTCGCGTTACTGGTTCCTCTTACGACCACTACCTATTATGTGGTAGACCCTGCTTTTTATTTTTTAGAACCCATCTACGCCAAAGATTTTGAAACACATACCTTAGACAGCATGAACATACATGACAAGACCCATAGCCCCATTCATTATCAACAAGAAAACAATTCTATTCGTTGTTATTACAAGAAAGAAGACCCGTGGTTTTATTATTTAGACGAAGTGTTGGACCCTGACCAGTCCATTGGATGTCATTTTATTCGCCAAAAACCGGAGCCTTTTCTCTGTAAGACCGTGGTCTTACCGAACGGAGACATTCATAAAAAATACCACCTAAAAGAAGAGAAAGGCCAATTCATCGTCATCAAAGACCATGAAGAAGTATTCCGCGGTTCACAAAAAGACTTGTCCGATTCTTTGAAACGGGAACTTCAAATCTATTTGTTCAAATATTTCAAGTCAGTTTAAGGGTATAAAGTTTAAGGTCTGGGTTCAAACCTTTTTCCTTGCATACCACACATGGATTCTATGTCTCGTGCTACTGCACAGAAAGAGTATTCTACCTTGTTTTTCTCTTTTTTACCCGTGACCAAATAATACCTATCGGGTTCAGTCTCTTTTGGAAACATCATACATTTCCCAAACTTATTCATTGTCATAAAATCTTTGTTAAAATACTTACAATCCACACAACGTCTTAAGGCTAGGCTCCACATAAAAAGGAATAGAAAGTTCATTGAATGAAATAAGTAGATTCTTTTATGTACCTATAGTAATGATACAACCGGATGAACTGTTTTCCTATTGGATTTTTGCATGGTATATTGTGTATATGATAGGGTATACACAATATAGTTTTTAGAATTTGTTCATCCTTAAATATTTTGTAATGATATAGATGATACGCGCCGATTTTATTCTCTATTATTGGGTAGTTTTATGGTATGTTTTTTATGTGACGGGATATTTAAGTCAAAACCCTGCACCTGCATTATGGATTGGATTCATCGGTAATCTGCTTCTCTTATTGGCGATGATATATTATAGAGTCAAGACAAAAACACTTTTGTATTTTGTGGTCTTTATCCTTGTCTCCAAAGTTTTTCTTCTTTGGACCTTAAAAGGAATACCGATTGGGAAGAAAGATATCATGGCCACGATTGGTCTTGTGGTCATGTATATCGGATGGTTAATATGGGAAGAGAAGCTTTACGTGATGACTCAAATACCTACAGATATATTGCACGATAAATATTCAACACCTGCAATGATAGGTATGCAGCGTCTTTTTCCGTGAAATTATCCATGGGTCGTAATATAAAACGCCATCAAGATAAAGAAAAAGGCCAGAACTTCTCTCCACCATACGATGCTTTGCTTCAAGACCAAATGATTGAGTAACCAGGCATTGAAAAAATAAAATATCATTGTTAAAATGGTAATTTGAACCACGTTCATCATCAAATGTTTTTTTGCATAGTAATTTCCGCGTAAACTAAATTGGTATTCGACCAGAAGAAAGGGAACCGCAATGAGAAAGGCCTTCAAAAAGGTCCATTTTTCCATTTTTAAATGAAAATAGGCAGCAATTGTATAGGAAAGTGAGCCTAAAAAGATAAGTCCTAAAATAAAGAACCAATGCCACCAAGAAGGGAGAATTCTTTTTTCGGTAGAAGGGGAATCTTTTTGGTTCCTGATATGCATAAACAAAAAGACGGTACCTAACATTATCAATCCAATACTGAATCCAATCGTCGTGTTCAATAAATCTTTGTTCTTTAGTTTTTGTTCTTCTTGATACCACAACCATCCTCCAATTGCAATGAACACTAGCGCAAGATACATACAATTACTAAATATTTAAGCGACGCTTCCAATGGGCTGAGTATACGGATTGGATTTGAACGCCTTTAGCAAATCAGAATTGTTATAGGTATCGTTACGGTTCTCATAGTGATTGACATTCTTGGTTTGCTGTCCCATCATCTGAACCTGAGGTGTCCCTGCTCGCACGGCGACATTTTGGTACTGTATAGATTGTTCCTTGTTTACCGGTTTAAAGTTTGTATCCGTATGGTAGTGCTTGGCGTTTCCATTGGCCGTACGATTCTCGTAAGGCTTCTGAATATTCCGCTGATTGTATTCTGCGCCATACGAACGATGTTTGTCTTCCCCACCAGCCACACCGTAGCTTTCTACACTGGTAGAAGGGCGTTGGGTCTCAGGTAAATGAGGATTGGCTACCCGATATCCGGTTGCCGTTTGTCTCTCCATGGACAAATGATTGAGACCAATCTTTTCCGTATTCATTTCTCGGTTGGTCACAGGCAAATGTTCTCGTGGATTGAACACAATGTGCTTAGCCGAACCTTTTAGATTGGACAGAGGTGCTTCCGAGTTTTTCTTTTTGGTATGTTTCAGCGTTTTTACCAGCGGATTGACAACATTGGCCAAAAAGGTACTTTGTATAGAACCGAAATAATCGGTATCGTTGTCTCGGTTATTCGTATATGAATTGTATCCTTCTTTTCCATAGTTCTGTTCATCCGTAGGCTTCAAGGTAGAGTTTGCAAAGTTTAAGACCGTATCCGTCTTCAAGGATTGTTTGTGAACATAACCCTCTGACCCTTTGTTTGTATATCCTATATCATCCATTCCACGAGCACCATAGTATTCTACATTGGTGGTATCACGCTGTTCGGTCGTAATCATTTGATTGGGTATGGTGCGTGCCTTGTCGTGTCCATGAGGATTTCCCATCATTTCCATGCAATTGTTCACATGATACGTATCTGGTCCTTTCTTGACTATCTTTCCAAGGATAGGTTGATTGGCTTTGGGGTCGTATGCGGGTGCTTGGTAATTCAACAGATAATTGGACTTGGGATTGTTTGCTACACGCAATTCGTCTACTGTTTTGGGCATGCTCTTGTCACGGTCAGCCATCGCCCAGTTCAGTCCCAATTCTCCTTTGTTGTCCCGAACTTGAGCCCAAGGAGTCGTGTTTGCATTTCGCATGGAATTATTGACACGACTTTGAAAAAAATCGCTCTGGTTTTGGCTTCCATACACGTTGTTGATGCTAGTTTCTGGCTTAAAAAAAGCGGCGACTTCTTTCTTTTCAATAGAGAGATGTCCTGAACCACTGTATTTATCCAGTTGCGAACTTTCGTAGGAAGAATCAGGTAAAGCTCCATAGCTCTTTGACCCGTAAAATACTTTCATGTTATTGTGAGCTATTTCCTTGTTCAACTTCTTGTCTCCAGTGAGGGAGGTAAAGACGGCATCTTGGACATTGTTAAACGTGGAATCCTTTTGGGTAGAATCATGTAAGAAATACTTGTCTTGGTATTGGGAATAAGTGCCTTCGTTGTTGAGCGAAAATTTGGATTTGTCGTAATTGTTGCGAAAATCTTTTGTGTTATCTCGCAATAACTGCGAAGGATTTTTCACATTCATCACAGAATCAGATGTGTTCAATTCATTCATATCCATTTCTTTGAATCCTTCCTTATCCTTGCACTTATCATTGGACATCAAATAGAGTGCTCCCACAATTACTAAAGGTATTGCGATTTGTGCCATTAATAGTATACAATATTTTTTATAGAGGTTTTCTTAGATAAAGAAAATGTCTATGTGCGATTAGATATCAAGAGATTCTAATAATAAGCGGAATCATAATGGTCCTTTTCAAGCATACGGGTAGGACAATTGTTGTCAAAGGTAAACCATATATTTCTTTGAGGGTCTGTCAACAGAATGTCTTTTCGTGATTGAGGCTTTTCACGAAAAGTCCATGCAGGTAAAGTGGCTCTGGTTTCGTCTACGTTAAACCCAATATGGTTGTAATCTACTTGCTCTGTTTGAGGAACCGTAAACACTTGGTCGTAACGGGTTAGTTTTTTATTGCGTCTTAAAGCTTCGTTGATTTCAAAAGGTCGTGTCTGTAAGTTAGAACCTCCCCCTTTCTGAATGCGAATATGGGGGGTATCTACAAATACAGTCTTTCCATTTCCTGGGGCATTCAACTGATAAATGCCTGAATAGGTACTTTCAATGAGATATTTTTCTATTCGGGCGGGGTCGTCGTGAAATCGTGTAAACGCCATCTATAGTATACTATCCTAAATAATTCGGACGTTCTGTTTTAGAATGCTTAAAAGAGGGTGGTATAATGATAGGTGTTTTTGCGAAGTATTGGGTTTCAGGCAATACAATCTTCTCTGGAGAAGCAGTGAAAGAAGGACCTTCTAAATTCACAGATTGAATCCCCCTAAGCATAGATTCCACATCTACGGCATTCGCGGAGAGTTGTCCTCCATAGAGACCCGGATTTGGTCCATCTCTAAAGAGGGCGGTATTTTCATTCACCTTTGCTCCGGTATAAAGTGTATAATCCAGTGTTTGTCTATTCACGTTTTTTTCAAGTATATAGTCATTTGGGGTGTTGAGGTTTCGGGTACAAGCCATAATATAGTGTTCTTTTATTTTTTATTCTGGCAATTCGCCTTGTCCTTATAAAGGTCTCGGGTGTTCACACCTGAGTACCATGAAGATTCTACGGAACTCTTTTTGGCGACGACTTCCTTGTCATAAATCGGGAAATTTTCCAGGTTTAAAAACTGTGTCTCACCCATTTGAACCACACTCTTCTTTTCTTTAAAGGTATCCCCAAACTTCAGTTCGTTTTCTTTACCCACATCCACGTTACCTCGCCCTAAAAAGGGTACCGACAAATAGGACCTCTGATGTAGGGAAATTTTGATATTGTTTTGTGTATTTTTGCTATGTTGCAGGTCAGTGGACTCTTGGATATTACAGCCTAAAGGTCCTACCCCATAGGTACCTGTGACAAAGACATTGGGTTGTTTGGTGGAAGCTTCTAAAAAGGCTTGACCATCGTTGTTGTATGGATTAAACAAGCTATAATTGGCCTGATTCTGATTCATGATATTTTTCTGGGACAGGCTCAGTTCATCGCTTCCGATACGCTCGTTGTTATAATAATAACCGACGGTTTCCATTATACTTGTCTAAATATTTTTTTACAAGTATAATTCAACATTTACAATTCACCTTGTACAATTCACCTTGTATAATTCATGCTTAGTAAATTTTCAAAGGTTTATCACTAGGCAATTTACCAAAACAGTATTTCAAGAAATCTCCATATTCTACCTGGTCCACGCTATTGACTGGATTCGTAAAGAAAGGTCGCATGGATTGTTCAAACTCAAACTGGTCTCTTGAACTTTCAAATCCTTTCTGGATATCTTTGTTGTCTGTATTTTGTTTAAATATAGCAGACAAAGCAGATTTATTGATACTATCTTCTAATTTTTCTGTATAGTCTGGATGACTTGGTTCTAATGTTGGATTTTCCTTATAATCCGTCATTAAAACATTGTTTAAAGGATTGCTTGGTAAAATAAGTTGTTGTGGTTGGGAATTCATACCTTCAAATATGCCCTTTCGTTTATATATCAAAACAATGGCTCCCACAAGAATCATTCCCATCACAAGGAAGAGAGAACGATTGAAACAAATAAACCCTAAAAGAGACAAGACAATAATGAGTCGGGTCATTGCATTCAGTTTTTCATTCATATTCATTCGTTCATACATCCATATTTCATGAATATAATTAGAATGAAATAATAGTTTAGGTTGGTCAATCCAAAATTCCATATATATACTACTTTTATACTTTTACTTTTTACTTTTCTTTTTATCTTTCTTGCTTTTCTTGCTTTTTTCGGGTACCGAATCATCCACCTTCACGACAAAGGTGTCGGGTGCTTTTTGTACAATATTTACATTTTCAGGTTCTGGTTCCATTCCCTTTGCCTTTTCGGCCCTTTCTTCGGCACGTCCTTCTCGCTTTTTATTCAAGCGGTCCTTCATTTTACTCTTTTTCAGATTCTCCTGTATCTTGTTGGACATGGCCTTAAAGTCTATTTTCCCACCCATGCCCATTTTACTCATCATCTCCTTCATTCCTGGAATGTCCTTCATCTTGTCCATGATTTGAGTAGCCTCCTCCAAAAGCTCACTCTCTTTCAAATCACCTTTTTTGATTTTATCTTCTAGTTTGTTTCCAATGTTTTTGACCAGGTCCAAAATTTTTGCAGGATTTTTCATGAGCGTTTTCATGAATTCCTCCTTATCTTCCACACCCTCTAATTCCTTGGTAGCCTCTCCTGCAATTTCTTTGGCTAGATTGCCTATCTTTCCATCCATCAAGCCATCCAAATGGCTTTTCAAACTATCCGGGTCAAAAGGTGTTTCGCCGGAGACACCCACTCCTGAAAAATCAAAAAGCCCCTTCATCTCCTCCATGGTCTCGGAAATCTTCTTATGAAGGTCTTCCTGGTGAATCGCCTCAAACAGTTTGGACGTATCTCCTATGTTTTCCTTGGAATCAATGTTCTCCATGACAGAAAACAGAATGAGCTGTAAATACTTCCAAATGGTCTTTTGTGTCTTGACTGTAATGTCGTCATCCTTCATCAGGACCGAGAAGTCAATGTCCGGCAACAAACACTGAGGTTCGTCAAACAAGGTCATGTTTTCATACAACAGCTCAAAGAAGATTTTTGGATAGAGTTCTACACAATGTGTGTAAAGTGGCTCTTCCTCTACCTCTAGCTTCTCGGCCAATTCTGGAAACGTAAGCAACAAATCTGACTTGAAATCTTTCCAAACCTGACTAAACTTTTCGGGGACCATTGTATAGGAAATGCAAGTATTTTTTATATCTATATTTATACACAATTCAATAAATATAGATATAGATATAGATATATTTATATAGATATTTATCTTTTCTTTGAACGATGACCATGACCATGCTGTTTTCTCTTCCGTCGTGTGGATTTCATTTTTCGTGTCTTTTTAATCTTAAACTTATTCTTTTTACTTTTACCCCCTCGTAAACCTGAAAATATGCGTGTCGGTGGCTGAGTAGGTACTCTAACTTTGATAGGATTTTGCTTTCTAACAATAGGTTGCATCTGAACAGGTGCCTCCAGAGCCGGTTGCATCTGAACAGGTGCCTCCAGAGCCGGTTGCATCTGAACAGGTGCCTCCAGAGCCGGTTGCATCTGAACAGGTGCCTCTGCAGATTGTTCTAAGATATCATTTGAATCAATATCAATATTGTCTCGTTTATTATGAGTTAAAGCTAAGGATACATTGTCAAAATAACAACCCTTATCCGAATAGGGATTGAGTGTGGCTTCGTATTTGGATATCCATTTATTGTACTCATTTACCCATCGTATAGTATAAGGTATACTTACCCTATTTTTAAATGTAGCATGGTCTACATTCATCCATTCTTTTTTTCCAAAAAGTCCAATTTTTTCGTCATCCATATTCGTACCTGTAGCGACTAAAAGGGTTAAACCATTCATGTCCGTCTCAACTACAGAATGGTCTCCTAAAATAGGACTGTTAATTTTATCGTATTCGGTAACAAAAGATACCAATTTCTTCGTTTGAATCGGAACAGTAGTTCCTCCGGTAACAGTCTTTTTAGTACCTAATTTTAGTATAAACATACCATCTCGTTCATCTGATTTTACATCTGGCCTATCTTTGTCAATTTGATTATTATAGAATATATTCATAGGTATTCTTTTTTTAGAAATCTCATTCGTGCTACAGGATAATTTATAATCAATTTGGATTTCATTTATGCGTTTTTTTATATCTTCATCATCGATGGAGACCCCACCTTTTTTTAAAGTAATGTTTGAATCACCTGTAATGTAGTGTATACCCTTTTCATCTGCAAACCTAATAATATCAATTAAAGCGTCTATGTTTTTATCTCCATTACTATTTCCATGCCAATTTACAATCTTGATAGGGTCACTTCCAGCTTTATTTATTTGAAAAAAAACCAATTTTTGGCCTACTAAAGGGTGTTGTATATCTACAGGTGTTTCTACAACTTCATAATCAGATTCAAAGGGGGTGTTATAATAAACACCGCATGTATTACCATTCTGATTTAACAATTTATAATTAGTGTCATTTAAAAAAGTTGTAGTAACAAAAGGTTCTGTAATCACCATCAATAAAGGTTGTTGAATTGGTGCGTCTGGTGTTCCATATACAGCTTTCTTATATTGTGATATCATGGTATTTTTATCTACAGCTACATCAAACCCTCCGCTTGGTTGAGATATATCAAAATTACCTTGTTGTATTACTTTATTCCATCTTTCCTTCTTAGGCATAGGACTATTATTGGTAATATCGTTGTATAATTTATCATACCATTTATCAAATGAAGGGACATCTTTTTCCTGTATCGGAAAAGCAATATTCAATTCATCACATTTGACTATGTAAAGTTTCAATAATGCTACTCCTTTTTCGTATAAGTCTTCAAAAACAAGCTGAAGTGACTCTTTAGGTGTAGGTTCACTCATTATATATATCTCAATATTTTAACACGTCCTTAGACCCGTTTCTCTTCCGGGAATTCCTGGTTTCGCATCTTTTCTAAGTCTTCCATAGAGTAATTCATTTTGGACTTTTTGTCTCCTTCCAAAAGGGGTGTAGAAATAGAAGATTCGCAATCTATGCTTGCATACGAATACATTTGTCGCATGCCTCCGTTTCCTTCAGGAGACAATTCCTTGGGCCCCATGTCCAGAAAACTGAAATTGTCGCTGGCTACTCCGGAAGAACGAAGCGTATCGCGCGACAAATCAAACGGATTGGGTTCTTCGTACAACATGGTCTTTTCTTCATGGATGGTCTTCGCCTGAGGTTTAATAAAATCTAAAATCTGATTCCCAGAAAGGATTTCAAACTTGGGCTTCAATAAAAGTATCGGCACTCGGTTAATCATGGGAGGCAATGGAAAGTGTTGTCCATTTGGAAGCATGATATACGTAATGTTGTTCTTCACAAACCGTTTGTCTATACAAATGTAATTGAACGCCTGCTGTAATCCAGACTTGTTGAGTTCTTGTAAAATACTAGAAGAATATTTGCAGTATTGACTATAATACAGTTCGTGCTTTGGGGGGGTACTCATTAATGTGTGTTTATTTTATTTACATTAAAAATAAACACATAACCTTTGCATAAAATGAATAGATTGCATAAAATGAATAGATTGCATAAAATTGATAGAATTTAAATGTTCCCTATATATAGAAACATGGCTCCTGTGGTATCTAATCTTTCGGAAACAGAGGAATCTCTTCGGTTTGAAATCGCAAATGTAGATGTCAGTATCGTCAATTCCTTACGTCGGGTTATTTTGACAAACATAGACCAGCTCGTGTTTCGCGGCTTTCCTCATGCAGAAAATCAACTCGTGTTTGAAAAAAACAATACAAAATTTAACAATGAATTTCTAAAGCATCGGATTCAATGTGTCCCTATCTTTGAAAGCGATACCAGTAAATTTGAAAACTTTGTCAAGAACTACTGCATCAAGGTACAAGTATCTAACGAAACCAATACACGCAAAGATGTCACTACCAAAGATTTCAAAATTGTTCAGAAAGGAACCGAAAAAATGATTAGTGAAGTAGAAACACGAAAACTATTCCCACCCGATAAAATCACGGGTGAATACATTCTCCTCTCCGTCCTCATGCCGAAAGTATCCGAAACAGACGAAGCCGAAGAACTGTCGCTTACGCTGAACTTTTCCATCGGAAATGCAAAACAAGATTCCTGTTGGAATGTGGTGTCCAAGTGTGCTTATTTCAACAAACCTGACGACCCGAACATCAAAAAGGCCATGGCTGAAAAACCCAAGGAAGACCGTCGTGATTTTGAACTCTTGGATGCACAGCGAATTTACGTACCCAATCAATTTGTCTTTCATTTGACCAGTTTAGGGGTCTATGCAAATCATGAGATTCTTCGTAAAGCATGCACCTATCTAATAGAGCGAATGACCGACTTTTCGTTGTTTCTGGAAAATGCAAATTTTACAAAGAAGCAGTTTGGTACCCTAGACCCGTTTGGACTTTACCAGACAGAATCCGGGTTTTATTTGCGGATTGAAGAAGACGATTATACCATCGGAAAACTCATTGAGAATCATCTCAATCTGATGTTTGGAAAAGAGATATACTACATTTCTTTCAAAAAAGACCATCCTCACGATTCTCATTGTTATGTAAGTTTTGAATACCGAAATCCCGTAAAGATAGATACAATCACCAAACATCTTTCCATGGTGTCTACACAAATCATTGAACAATATAAAACGATTTCAGCTTATTTTGTCAATTAACATAGTACTATTTTGCGAATGAACATAGTACTATTTTGCGAATGAACATAGTACTATTTTGCGAATTAAAATAAAACTATTTTGCGAATTAAAATACTACTCCTATGTAAATGAGTATTGAATATGGGACGATTCTTCGGATACGGTTCAAGACCAAAGAAGAAGGACTTTTTTTTGTAGACCGTGTCACGGAAGATGGGTTTGAACTTCTTACAAGAGAGGGAGAAATGAAACAACTTTCCTTTGAGGATTCAGATATTTTAGAAGTTTCCGTCCGATACGTTCCTTCAAACCCCGATTATGCTTCTATTCGTAAACTTTCCGTAGGAAATTGGGTCAAAGTAGAATTTGCAGACGAACCTTTGTATGGTAAACTTGTCAAAACAGGGTATACTTTAGAAATAGAATCCAACGAAACCCTCTATTATATACCTGTGCGATATGGTCTACCCAAAGATATTCTGACGATAGAAATCTCTAGCGAACCTTATACAAAAGCAATAGAAGCCGAACCAGTACAGGTTTCCGGGACAGAGGCGGAAGTCCCGGAACAAGACACGGAAGACCCCGAGGACCTCTATGACGTGGAAGACGACTACGACCAGATGTATTACACCATGGAACAAAAGAAAAATGATTTAACCGAATCTTTGTTACAATCCTTGGATAAACAATCTCAAACGGCTTTGAAAAAAGTCTATCGTCAAGTACAACGATTTCAAGAACTCTTTGAGAAATACACCACCTTTGAGAAAAATATTTTATTGAAACGTCTTCCTGAGAAACTGTATCTGGATTCTTTTGCTAAAAATGAAAATACTTTCTTTACACCTGTCTCTTCTCATATCAAAGTCAAGCATAATTTTACCGAAAATGAAAAACGTATCATGGGGACTGTCCCTGATTATTATTTTAGGTATGACGAACCCGCTAGCACCTATGACATGTATGTACATGAAACCATCAAGCAAATGCCTTACGAAGAATTTATCACCAAAGAGGCAAAAGTGGTACAAAATTATGATATCAAAAAAAACCATACGGAACATGAGTTTTATCCTACACAGAACAGAGAAGTCTATTTACTGAAGGAGCTTGCAAAATACAAAATTCCGGAAGCCTTTGTCACGGATTCCTTTCTATTACAACCTTATTCTCTTTCACTCTATTGTCGTAAAGGTGGAACTCTTTTATCCAAAGTGCAACAATCTACGGTTCCTTATTTTGACATGTTTTTTCGCACCGGTGACACTGCTCAGGTAGTCTCTGTAAACGAGAATTACAGTGCAGAATGTATGCCTTCCGAAAAAATGTTCTGGTTCAGGAACGACTGTCCTACGTTTCAATCCTACGTGGAGACATTGGTTCCGTCGTTGCAATCCTTTATGAATTGTTATATTGAAAAGGATTTCTTGAACATGTATCAGGCGTTGTATGAATTGGAATTAATGCACATAGATGAATTCAATGCAGAAACCTATAAAGAAGTGCTTGAGCTTTTGAGAATCAACATAGCCAAGTATATAGAAGAGCGTGCAAAAGTGAAGAAACAAACTCTACGAAAGAAACCAGAATTGTTTAGACGAGAGAACCATGAGTTGTTTCGTATTTTACAGAAAGAGTATGGTCTAGGACCCCGTAACGAACAAGCTTATTATACCACGAGTGAATTATGGAAAGAAGGTATGTTTGATAGTTTTCATTTCTACATCGTCCAGTATTTGAGAAAACATGCTCTTTTACAACAAGTGGTATCGGACGAAGAAATGACACAATTGGTAGAGGAAATCAAAAATGCATTCGGCAAAGAGCCTGAAGAAAGAATACACAAGGTTTATGAAACAGAACAGCAACGAGAGAATGACCAATACAAGTTTGTGTTACAAGATATTCCGAGAGGTACAAAGTTTGTGAGTGCAGAAGAGGAATTGTATCGTATTCTCTTGGATGTGAAGAGTTCGGTCCTTACGATGGACGAGGTGAAGATAAAGGTGAACCAAATCCGAGATTTGGGAGAAAAAGAAATACCGAACCAATTTGAGAAAGAATTAGTACCCTTCATTCAAGAGTTTTTACTCAAGAATAGAATCATGAAAGGACAAGTGTGCTTTGTTAAAGAATCCGGTAGAAAATATAGATGGACCGGTGAAACCTGGACTGACTTAACCGAAGAAAAAGAGGCGAAAAAAATTTACAAAATTAAGGATTTTAAATACAACGAAGAGTCGTTCCAAAAAAAGATTCAAGAAATGATATATGCATTTGAATCTGAAAAGTTACGTGCTCAGGCCATTCAACAAATGAAATTGGAGGATGAATCTCACAAACTAGCTTTGGAAAAATCAAAAATCATGTGGTTGAAAGAAAAAATGAAATATCATACCGAAAAATATCATTATTACGAACTGGAACTTCAGAAAGAGAACATGGAAGTAAAACAATCCCCCTATCTTTCTTTACGCAACCGTATTTTACAGGAGATGATTCTGGAAAACAAATACAAGGCCATTCAGTTATTCGTCCAACAATATACCAAATCAGGTGAAGATGTACATTGGTTTTACTGTCTGGAGACAGGTACGAAGCTTTTGCCCATGTTTTTCATGGAACTTGCCGATGCCTTTTTGAAGACCAATACGTATCCACAGACACTTCAACTCATTTGCGACCGTCAAGGAGAATTGAGTGACAATCATGATTTTTATGTAGACAAATACAGTGGATTTCCAATCAAACAAATTCAATTTGATGAAGAGGAAGATTTTAATGACCAAGGCTTTCGTGATATTTTTCATTCGGCAGTTGAAAAGGAACAAGAGTTTACAGATGTAGACACTCAACATCCAGTACGCAATGCCCTGAAGACCTTTTTAAACCTCATGGGTCTTGTTCCAGAGGAAGATGTGTTAGAGGACGTCCTTTCCAATGTGGAAAAGTCCTTCTTGTTAGCCTCGGGGGATAAAAAGAAACCCCGTGAACAAAATCAAATCTACATCTATTCCATTCTCTCCCACAGTTTAATCTACGGACAGACCTTGGAAGGGAATGTACGATTGTCCAAACCTTTTCCGGATTGTCCAAAATCACTCAAAGGCTTCCCCTTGAATACATCCAGTAAAAAAGGTCTTGAATTTGTGTGTTGTATTGTTGCAAAAATGCCTAAAGTGAACGAACCCTGGAACAGCATGTCTCAAGTGAAAGTAGAAAAACTATTAGAAATGTCCGAGCTATTCATAGAAAAATACGTATTGACCATTCAGGATATACGTGAACGTCTCTCCAAAAAGGTAGAAGTTCAAGAAAAACGTGAAGAATTTCCAGTATGGACACTCTTTTATCCGCGGCTCAAACCGATTCAAGTCGTACCAGAGTTATCGCCTTATCCAAAGGACAAGATTATCGGGTTGTCTCTTTTGTTGCAACAACGTATTCATGGATTTATTTCTACACAAACGGGTATCTTGACGAATCAAGCTCAAGAGCCTTATCTTATCAATACCTGTTGTCAGACGAACAATGATGTGTATGAATATTTAGTGGGAAATGCAAAATTGACTCCTGTATTGAAAGAGTTGTACGAAGCTCTCAAAAAAGAGAAGAAGATAAACCAAGTCGCGATGACTCATCATATGTACTGTCCGGTCAATACGAAAATGCCTCCTTCCAAGATAGCCTTGACCTTTGACGAAAAAACGATTTATCGTGCGGTTATCAAGATATTCCTTCTAGATACAGATAGCGAAGTCCCTAATAAATTGAAAAAATACAAGGAAGTAATAAAACCTGCAGAATACAAGAAGAACGACCCTTTTGAAAAGAAGTTTGAACTTTTGAAACATATTCCGATTAGTGAAGAAAAATTTGTCTCTATGCTACGAGACAATGCATCCATCTTTGAACGAAGAAAAGGTCGTGTGTTGGTAGAGGAAAACGTAGGAACCCATAAGGTGGACATCATGCTTCAAGAGAAGAAAGAGAAGGATTTATATGATTTTTGTATAATCAGTATTGAGGAAAGCATGAAAATGCTCTTGTCCAAAGCACGAGACCGTACCGAAAGGAAACGATTCCAACAATGTTTTCAATTTTACACACTGTTTCGTGACGAAAAACACAATGATTTTTTACCGAAAGGTATAGAACACAAAGAAACCATGAATCGTATCTTGTACAATAAAATACAAAATTTATTACACGTGTTCCCTGAAAAGATTTACAACAATGCAAATCCGCCTAGAAAGTTACCCCGACACTGGAAACTTGATGAAAAGCACATGGATAACATTATGGAATTTACGAGACAATACGATGAAAATCTTTCCAATTTTTACGAAAATGAAACCTGGAAAATCAAACACCAAGAAGAAGACTTACGACAAAAGATGCAAGACTATGAAAGATGGTTACAGATACCTTGCAACATACCGATGAAATACACACTCTACTGTTATATTTATGTCTCTATCTTTCAAGACTTGGTAGAGAAAGGGCTTCTAGAGTATGTAAAAACAGTCGTAGGTATCTTCTTAGACGAAGACAAACTGGCCCTTAATTTTGACAAAAAACAGATTGACTTTCTCTCCGACATGGCGAAGAAGTCAGAAACCGAACTCAAGACGGATAGACTTAAAAAACTCACCAAAGATGCTAGAAAGGCCCAAAACGCCATGAAAGATTTAAAACTGGGAGAGTGGGGGGTTGGATTAGATAAAAGTCTGTTCAAATACGACAAAACAAAGTATGGTGACGTATTGGACGAAGCTGCTAAAATTACAGAAGGTATGGATGTTCCGGATGAAATTTATGGAACGTATGGTGTAGATGACGGAGATAATCTAGAAGGATTTGACGGAGATGAATATTATTCATGATTCATGAAAAAAATGTATTGTTCTATATTAAAATGTTTGATGGGAACCGTTTGTTTATGATACTCATGGTTTATTTTTTATGCTACGCTATACTGATTTGGTTAAAACCAGGAATCATTTACGATGAATCCAAAAAAGGGCTACGTTCCTTTGGAGTAGGATATAAACATTCTACGATTTTACCGTTATGGTTAGTGAGTATTTTACTAGCCATATTTTCTTATTTTGTTGTCTTGTATTTTGTCCATATGCGATACAGTACTTTGTTTATGATTTGAAAATCTCTTCATAATTTTTTCCAACGACAGGAGTACAATTAGACGCCAATAAAGTATTGGTACTTACCAAAATACAAAAAATACCCATAAGCAAACACCAAAAGAAATAGCCCACATTATCTTTTAACAAAAGAGCTTGATATAAATCCTTCACATATTTTTTCTTATCTTCTTCAGGGGGTTGTACAATTTTCAATTCAATCAACTTGTCAAAGGAAGGAAATTTAAATTCAGGACCCTCTACGACGTCATCTGTATTCAGTTCTAGAACCAGGGCCATACGGTCGTTGTAAATATTGTCTAACATTTGCAAGTAGGAATGGTCCGAACCTGGATTGACAGGTTTTTGAAAGATGAGGTTGAGACTTTCTTTTAGACCATACGCTTCCGCTGCAAACAATCCAAATGTGTTTGAAAAAACCCTTACCCAACCAGGTAGAGATACCAGAAATATCACAAAAATACCAAACACGAGAATCCATGGAACCAAGGTAGATTTAATCGCCATTTTGATATCTGTTTTTCCACAAACACTGGGTAAAGATGTAAGATTCATGTTTTGTATGATTTGGAAGATACAGCTGAAGGTAAGAAAGATAAGAAGCCAGGCATATCCATGTTGTGGGAAAAATCGGAATTTCAGAACAAAGAAAATAAAGGTAAAGGAAATATACATAATAATGCTTGCATTGACTAGATTAGAACTATTCATTTTATTATACAATTATATTTTTTAGAATATTACCCCTTATATTATATGTATCCATCTTTAGTGGAACCCACGATTCATTCCATCTTACAGTACGAATTAAAGAATAGTCGCCAGAATAAATTCCAACGAAACAGCTTTTACGTCAATGCCGTAGGGTTTGTTTTCCTTTTTTCCTTTATAGGTCTATTTTTATGGATTCACTACAAAGGTAAACAGGATGTATCGGCTCAAATCCGTAGAGAACGTAAAAAGAAAGAATACATCCTATCTAAATTAAATTATTATCAACGAATCAAAGATCAAGAGTATACTGGGATTCCTTTTTTATCCAAATAAGCTATATGGACGATTATTATAGAGATAGAAAAGAACAACAAACCCGGTATTCTAAAAAACTGAAAAAAATGGCGGAGACAGGGGACATTGAATTGCCCCGTCTTAAGAAAGAATTTATCAAATGGAGTATACAGCCTCCAAACTTTGAACGTGGGGAATACTGGACGGAACAAGAGGTTATTCGTGAACTGACCCAAAAAATACAAGAGGCGGAAGAGGAATTTATTACACTCAAACTAGACTTTTGTTATGATTTGTCTAGTGATTTAGATACATTTGATGTATTAGAAAAGACCATTCTTAAATTGAAAAAAACACGTGATAAACTATTGCTCCAAAGACAACGACGAGAACTTGCTCTAGAAGAGAGTAAAAAAGAGATGAAAGAACAACTCAAACGTTTATCGGATGAATATATGTATTTAGACATGGAAGATAAAAAGACGAGTTACCAAAAAATGAAGGAACTTTCTTCTCAATTGGTGAACCCAACCAGTAAAGTGGTTGCTTATGAAATAGAACACAAAGAGTTAGAGTTTCGTCTTATGCAGCTCTACGAACCCTTGACACTAATAAAAATATCCTGAGAGTATATGGGAATAGACCTGCGCTATTTTTTGATAAGTTTAGCTATTGGATTGTTTTACATCTATATTTCAGATGACTATAAGAAGGTGATTATCATGTATCCTACCCCAGATAACAAAGACCAATATCAATACCGCGATAAAACGGGTTCTTGTTTCTCCTATGATTTGAAGGAAGTCAAATGTCCCTTAGACGTGACCAAAATACACAATATTCAATTTCAAAAATAAGTGTCTAGACTATAGATGAAAGTACTGACCTGGAATATATTAGCTTCCGAATGGATAAAGAAGAGCTATTATCCTACGGTAAAAGACACCACTCTCTTTCAAAGGAAAAGCCGTATCAAAATAATCATGGATAAATTAATAGACGAATCCGCAGATATCGTTTTTTTGCAAGAGGTTATGCCCTCGGAATATCACTTGCTTTATCAAGAATTTCATCGCACGTATCAATTCTCTAACTTGGTACCGATACAATGGTATCATTCCAACAATCAATCAGGCAATCTGACCCTGGTGAAAAAAAAACAATTTACCACCTGGGAAGAAGCCCCCTTTGAGAATGGAGTCTATGTCAAGATAGATAATGTGCATCTTTTTAATGTGCATCTAGATGATGTATCCTATACGAAAAGAAGAAGACAATTAGAGCGTCTTCCTTTAGACGAACATTATGTGATTCTAGGAGGAGATTTTAATCAGCATTATAGACCTCGTTCAAAACTCTATGATTTACCTAAGTTTACAGTACACAATACCTGCAATACTTATTTTGTAGAAAAAAAGATGAATCTAGATAATATTTTAACGAGAGGATTTGCGTCTGCCTCCTCTTTTTGCGAGTATGTACCCAATCACGTAGAGGAGGGTCTGCATTTGTATGGGTCTGACCATATTCCGGTGATAGTGCACTTGATTCCATCTAAAATATAGACAGATTGTATATGTTCAAAATCAGAAAGTTTTTGAACAGTCGGTCAGGTGTGATTCTGGTCTCCATTCTTTTAGGGTTAGGGTTATCTACTCTCTTCAAAATGACGTGTGATTCTAGAAGTTGTATGGTATATCAGGCACCCTCTTTTGAAAAGAAAAAGGTCATTCGTTATAACAAGAAATGTTACGAACCCAAAGAACAAATGGAAACCTGTAATCCAGAAAAGACGATTATAGATATTAAATAATCTATTCATCTATTCATCAAATCATCTAATAAATAAGTAAAAAATACCATTTTTGTATCCGGTCTATGTGTATATGGAAAATACAACCAATATTAACGATTTACCCATTGACAACAATCCGCCTGCCTCCATGGAATTACCTGAGCAAGAAATTCGGACCCACGAACCGATAGATAACTCGGTCTATATGGAACCCGAAGAACCTAAGAAACGTGTACGGTTTAGTGAGTCTCCTGAAAAAAAAAGCTATTCCTTGCAAGAAAAACACAAGATTATTATTTTAGCCACTTTGTTCTTTATGTTATTTAGCGATACCAAAGTCAAAATTTACTTGATGAATATTTTAGTCGTGATATTTGGAAGCTCTTTACGAACTCCTGCTGGTGGAACGTCTAAGATTGGGTTGATTGTCTATTCTTGTCTCTTTTCTTCCGTGTTATTGGCGATTGTCTCTTTCATTGACTTGTCTACCTTCTCTATCGCTTAAAAATTGATTCTCTTTCTTCTACTTCTGTTGTAGTAACATGAAGCCCGTCTTTAAACCTCGTTTTCCAGACAAAATGGATTGGGAAGTCTTGTCTGGAAATCCAAATGCAATACAGTTGATTGAACCCTATGTAGACAAATTAAGGTGGTTGTGGTTATTGTGTGGAAACCCGAATGCGATACATCTATTAGAGAGAGTACTTTCCCAATTCCCAAATAAAATTCAACCCTTTAAGTTATCGTCCAACCCCAATGCTCTTCCTTTGTTGGATACATACCCCAGTAAAATGGACTGGTACGGATTGTCGGTGAATCCAAACTCAGTACCCTACATAGAGAAACATCTAGACAAACTTCCTTCGTGGGACCTTCTCTGTAAGAATCCGAACGCCATTCCTTTGTTGGAACGATACCCTGAAAAAATCAATTGGAAATATCTATCCTGTAATCCAAATGCATTGTCTTTCTTTGAACAACACCCTGAAAAAGTGAATTGGGAATGGCTTTCCGAAAATCCTTGTGCTATACCTATATTGGAACGTAATCTAGAGAAAATAGACTGGGAGCGATTGTCGAGTAATCCGAACGCTATACCTTTGTTGGAACGCAACCCTGACAAAATATACTGGGATATCTTATCAGGAAATCCAAACGCGATTCATTTATTAGAAAAAAATCTGGATAAAATCAACTGGAATTGGCTATCTATGAATCCGAACGCCATACCTCTATTGGAAAAAAACATGGACAAAATAGAATGGAACGAACTGTGTTCTAATCCAAACGCCATGCATTTGTTACAAACCCTGGATTATGAAAAAACAAAGGAAACAAATGAGGGCTTTAAACAAGAACTATTGGAACGAGTCTTTGAACCCGAACGACTGATTCGGTTCGCAAAGGAAATGTCTTTGCGCGATTACCTTGTCTTTTATCTATAAAGAAGATACCCCATTGAAATAGCCCAAAACATGTACCCGTAAAATAGAATCATCCATAAATAGACAGGCGGTTTCTTTCTCAGGTCTGCATAGTTCTTCGCCAATTCAATATAGGCTTTCTGATATTTGTCAATCTTTTTCTCAGCATGAATGAGTTCCTCTTGATGATGTTTCACAAAAGTGTAAATCTTCTCGTGCATATTGTTGCAGAATATACTGCGTTGACGTTTCGTATATTTTTCCTTGAATTTCTCCTCCAGAATAAGGTCATGAATCAACTGGTCAATCTGCATGTCCATTTTTTACCGTTTTCTTTTTTCTTCGGACTGCGTCAATTTTTTTAGAACGAGAACGAGAACGAGCACCCTCCTTCGGTCTGTAATGAAAAAATAAGGTAGAGTGTTTATTTTCTTTATAGAGGGCTTCTCTCTTTTGACGAATCTCTTCAAGCGTGATTTGCGAACCATAACAAGGCATATAAAACCTACGCATCAAAGGATGTTCTTCTTTGATTTGAAGGAGCAAATAACAATACGACAAAATCTTCTGTTTCGACAAGTGTGTCACCTGAATCAACGATAAGGCGTAATAGAGATAAAGGGTTGTATCGTACGTTGCAATTTTACGACCTTTGTATAGATTATAATTGAGGCAAGAATCCGAAAGAATTACATACAACACCGGATGATTTTCAATATAGATTTCATAGAGTTTGATGAGTTTGTTTTCATAATAAGTGAACCGGACTTCCAGGCCTTTTAACTTTTTCCATATTTCATCTATCGTTTCCGATAAAAGAATCAATACGTCTTGTTGTGGATATTGAAATTGGACAGGAAACAATTCTTGCCAATAATACATCGCGTAATCTCCTAAACAAACATAGTCTTTGACCCGACGATTCAAGTTTTTTACAATGGCTGACGGTACTTTTCCTGTGGGCTGAACATTGCACCGACGTATTCTAAAAGGGTGATGTTTGTTTAAAAGCGTGAGACGTTGAAATATTTTGCTCCAACGACTAATATCTCCCATGGGACGAGCCAATTCTTGATACATACTCATACGTAAGTAATTGTAGGGAACATAATGAATTCCATCTTTTTGAAAGGAATCTGCCCATAGAGTACGAAACAGTTCTTCGTCTATCTGAGTCATGTCTACCAAAGGTAGGTAATTGACAAACAATTTATAGGTACCTGGAAACATGGCTGGCTTCACTTCTACATTTGGAAAATGGGGAGACAACAAGTCCGCTAATTCACGAATGTCTTCTGTGGGATGTGTTGAAAAAAAATCATAATCAGGAATATCATCTTCTTGATAAAATTTAGACTCATTCGGGAGAGCATGATTGATGGCGGTTCCACCGTATCCAATGAGCTTCTTTTCTTGAATAAATTGTTCAATCCTAAAAAATAAATTGGGTTTGGTATACTTATCCTTTTTTTGCTTCTTTTGTATGATTTCATTCAAACGAATAGCCTCTTGTAATTTCTCCATACTATAAGAGGTTATTTTATGTAATACTTTTAATAATAGAACTTTTAAACATTTGGTTATAGGCATTCAAATAGATATCATTCATTTGAAAGTTCAATCCAATAAACTGAAACTTTTGTTTTATGCCTACGGTATTAAAGTCATAATTTGTACTTTTATTTCCGAAATTAGGATACAATATATTGATGTTCGGGTCATTAATGGGTAAATTTGATTCTAACGCATCATAGGCTTCGGTTTCCCTGTAGATTTGACTGCTCATAGTTCCAAACATCAACGCCGTAATACCAGACAAGGAACTACTTTCATATCCTGTTAATCCTGTAATATCCACGAAGATAATCACCTTTTCCATTAAATTAGCGACAAGTTCTGTTTCAATGGATTTACTTTTGTAAATTTTGTCTCCCGATGTATTCTCTCGGCCAAAGACAGACTTGAGAATATCACCTATTTTGTTGTATAATTTTTGGTTTGAACTTTGAATACGGAAAATAAGAAACAAGGGGTCTTTGGTATTGCTGCAATTTGCACTGTCGTACATAAAAATCTGTTTCACTTGGGTCATCGTCTTTGAAAAGGGTAGACTGTTGTACATTTCCTTGTACTTCTTTGACACAAGTGTAGAGGCAGATATCACAGGTTCTCCATGTAAAGAGTAGATAGTAAAATCCAAAGCTCGTACGCCTTGTTTTGCACAATTCATGAGAGCACAGACATCCACGAAATCATTTTTAAAATCTCCCGTACAACAACAATTGTATGCGGTTTTTACACTCACCTTGTTCAAGGGTTGAGACAATACATCATCAGGTATATCTAGCATGAGGATAGATGGAATCTTTCCAATCACTTTACAATTGTAGTCTTTTTGATTTGCAACAGAATACATATAATAGAGAGCCCAGAACAGGATGACAAACAATACAATCATCACAATCATAGGCGTAGTTGTTTTTTTCACGGCACCCACGACAGCACCTACGACTTTTTGAACTTGAACACTTTGTTCTGACATAAGTTATATTTATATTTATATTTAAAATTTTTATGTTTATGATATAAAATGGGCGGTGGATTATTAAATATCATCTCTTATGGAAATCAGAATATCATGTTAAATGGAAATCCAAGTAAAACTTTTTTTAAAACGGTCTATGCAAAGTACACAAATTTTGGTATGCAAAAATTTCGGATTGATTTTGAAGGACAGCGTAGTTTGAAACTAAACGAAAATACTCATCTTACCTTTAAAATACCTAGACAAGGCGAACTCTTATTAGATGCCTTCTTGGTCATGAATCTGCCTGATATATGGAGTCCTATTGTACCTCCTACCTCTAAAAACGATTGTTGGAGACCTTATCAATTTCGTTGGATATCACATCTAGGAGCAAATATCATAAAAAAGGCACGCGTGATTATCGGAGGTCAAACGATTCAAGAGTTTTCAGGCGAATATCTGAAAAATATGGTGGACCGAGATTTTAGTTCAGAGAAAAAGGATTTTTTCTACAAGATGATTGGACATGACAGAGAAGTGTATAGTCCTGAATATGCATACAACCGTACCAATCGTTATCCTCATAGTTTTTACATCAATGAACCCGTAGAGCCTTCTATTCGTGGACGAACTCTTTATATTCCTCTTCATTTTTGGTTTATGAATTCAGTCAAGATGGCGTTGCCTTTGGTGAGCCTTCAATATCAAGAAATACAAATCTCGTTAGAATTACGTCCGATTCGTGAATTGTTTACGATTTTTGACACGTCTGTCACCAAAGAAAATGGTTTTGTTTTCAAACCCGTACAGCCTAATTTTACACTGGATTCTCATGCCTTGTACCGATTTTTACAGCAGCCGCCTAACGTTACCTTAGATGCAAGTGAATATGAAAATAAGCCAACGACATGGGATTCCGATATTCATTTGATGACCACGTATGCTTTTTTAACAGACGAAGAAGCCCGAACGTTTGCTGCAAATGAACAGCGTTATTTGATTAAAGACATTCATGAAAGCGTACATACAAACATTACAGGCAATAAACGTATACGTGTAGAGACAAGCGCCATGGTGGCCTTGTGGATGTGGAATTTCCGACGAAACGATATGTATAAAAGAAATGAATGGTCTAATTACACCAATTGGGATTATGATAATGTATTGCCCGATGGTATTACAGCTTCACCTGCTACAAGTTCGTATAGTGTAGACAATGTACTGATTGGTCCTGGTCAAAATTTTGTCCCGACTACCAACCCGACCGATGTGGTCACCACCCGGTCTACCAGTTATTATATCACTCCACCCTTGTCCACAAAAAACATAAAACAAATCTTGGTATCTCTTTCTATATTATTTGATGGAAAATACAGAGAGTTTGACTTTAGTCCAGGGGTCTATAGTTTAATGGAAAAATACAAAAACTCTAATGGAATGTCAAATGATGGGTTATATTGTTATAGTTTTTCTTTGAATACAAGTCCTTTTGAGTTGCAACCTTCTGGTGCTATTAATTTAAGTAAATTTAAAACCATTGAACTAGATGTCTCTACGATTGTACCTGCTTTAGACCCAGCAGCCAGTTTTCGTGTACTATGTGATACAGAAGGAAGAATCATTGGTACGACACAAGATGAGATGTATATTTACAATTATGACTTTTATTTAACAGAAGAGAGATACAATTTATTAAGGTTTATTAGTGGACAGGCCTCTTTGCTTTATGCAAGGTGAGCCTACACATGGATATTGTGTAGAATCAAACAGGTCTGCTTTATATTCACTTGAATAAAATTCAAATCCTTCTATCCTGTAAAAAGAAAAGGATATTACTACGAGGAATAAAAAAAAGAGGAGAGAAATGCTCATTATAAAATAATACTATATATTATGTCTACGGTTAGGTTTAATCTCCCCCGATTTATGACGGGTACATTGCCCTCAGATGGGGCAACCATCCAAAAAGATATCACGATTGTAGGTACAGACGGCACCACCGTGATTGTTAAGGCAAGTAAGGATACGATTTATACCGAGAACCCTACAAAAAGGTTTGATGCAACGATAAAAGATGAAAATAAATTTCCATTTCAGTTTATTTTTCCAGCGAAAACCCTTATGAATTCTAATGGAACTACATTTACCACACCTAGTAAAAGTGTCTATACTTTTTCCAGGATAGATGGATTGACCAATACAGGAAAAATGACAAAGAATGTAAAAAGTGGTACCATAGACATCACTCCACCCAAAGAGGAATTTGCGACCTCTACCTTAGACGCTGCACTGAATACAACAAAAGCGGTTGAACTGAATGTGAATACATTTATAGACAATAGTGCTTTGTTGGAATCTGCTTTGGTAGAGAAATTATCAAAGTTAAAGTTAATCAAAGAGAGTCCTTTTTATGCTATCTTCATTATTTTATACAAGTTGGCGATGGATATGTTGGTTGTTCTTATTTTTTGGGCATTGTTTGTGGCGATTAGTTGTTGGTTGAAAATTCCCAGCGATTTGTTGTATCCAACCAACGTAGATTGTTACCCTTTTGTTTATTACAGACCCAGAAAAAACGAGGGAGAGGAATCGTATTATAATTTCTTAAAACCAGCAGATGACATGCTCTGTAAGCCTTATACGAGAGACGATATAGAAAAGAGTAGAGCAAAACAAGCAGACTATTTTGAAATGTTAGATAAACTTTCGGAAGAAAAAAAGGGTATTTTGAATGTTATCTATCCAGCTTTGTTGAAGAAAGACGATAGTGGAGTTCAGAAATTTAGTGCAGCCATTATAGACAAATGTAACAAAACGGAATTGTGTACGATGGATTACTTCACGTATTTTGTGTATATTCTTGTTTTTTATAGTTATTTATATTGTTCCACTACACTTGAATTTATTCATGCTGGATGTGCCTTTATCTCCAATAAAGTGATTGGTATGCTGAGTCCAAAAATCACCATGGTTGGATTTGCGGCTCTTCTCTATTATATGTTTTTGACGGTCGGAACGATGAACGAGAAAGTACGAAAAAAATTGAATATTCATCTCAAAGACGAAACAGAACCAAAAGCGATTTTAACCAATCAACTCATCAACTTGGTGGTGTCTATTATATCCTGTTGTATAACGCTCATCATACCTTTGTCTACACTCCTAGTGATTGTTACCTTAATCACCAGTGCATATGTATTAGGAAAATCGTGTTTGTTTCCGCTCAATGGTACCATGTTGTTCCTCTCCTTTTTTACCTTTTTCTTTTCTTTGACACAGTACATTTATTTGATTAAAAAACTAGCGGTCACGAAGATGAATCCTTTTGACCTGATAGAAAAAATGTATGTGAAAGATTTTAGTGTACGCACCTTGTTTTCCTTTTTGGGGATTACACTTCCTATCATGTTTGGTTTATGTTATGGTTGTTATATTGGATTTTTCTTATTCTTTTCTTTTTTCCAGCTAATCAAACGTCCTGAGGTGACCGATATGTTGAAGAATACGACTGCGTCTGTCGTGATGGTGGGGTTGTTGTTGTTTTTATTGCACGTACGCAGAACCCTAGGAAAAACCTATTCAATCATGACCTTTTTCATCATCATTCTTGTGGGTATCTATGTTATTTTTAAAAAGTAGTTAAACATTTAGGAGGAGGTATAAAGAATGGCTCACTTTCCTAGGGTAAGTTTATGTACTCCTACCTTTAATCGCAGACCTTTTTTTAAAGGTGCAATCTCCAATATTTTAAATCAAGACTATCCTATGGACAAACTAGAATGGATTATTGTAGATGATGGAACCGATAAAATAGGAGATTTGGTCAGTCATTTACCTTTTGTGAAGTATATTTCCGTGGATAAAATGCCTCTTGGAAAAAAGAGAAATTTTATGCATCAGCAATGTACCTTTCAAAACGATGACGACATTGTCGTGTATATAGATGATGACGACTATTATCCGCCGCAACGCGTGTCTCATGCAGTATCCAAACTGACTTCTTCTAGCGCCCTTTGTGCAGGTTCAAGTGAGCTGTTTATTTGGTTCAATGGTCTTCAAAAAATGTATAAATTTGGTCCCTATGGTCCGAACCATTCTACGGCTGGAACGTTTGCCTTCAAAAGGGCTTTGTTGAAGCAAACTTCCTACGAAGACCACGCCGTCATAGGTGAGGAGAAACACTTTTTGAAGAACTATACGATACCTTTTGTTCAATTAGACCCTATGAAAACGATTCTGGTATTCTCTCACAATCAAAATACCTTTGACAAGAAGCGGTTGATAAACACGAGTAGTCCATACTGTAAGGACTCTTCTATTAAAGTCAAACAGTTTATTAAATTGAAAGAGATACGACAATTTTACACCAAGGATTTGGACCCTTTGTTAGAAGGATACGAACAAGGGCAGTTGAAATACAAACCAGATGTACTAGAAGAAATTGCACGACGAGACAATCCTCCACGTGAGAACAGACCCTTTAATGTACATGAAATGCTTATTGCGTTGCGTATGAAAACCGAAGAAAATTTAACTCTTCAACGAGAACTGGCTCAAAAAAATGAATACATCAAACTTTTAATTGAAAATATAAAAGCACGCGATTCAACTCGTTCTGAGTAAGGTCCTCTGTCTGTTTACGAATCAATTTATAGTACAAATCTTTTTTTGAACAGTTTAGCTTATGACAAAGTCCAATGATAAATGTATTGTTGTTGTATTCGTTACTGTATTTCGTAAGTACTTTGGTAAATCTATATTCGGTAACCCTTTTGGGGGTAATGTCTGATTCTTGATAAAGATAGTAATTATGCAATAACTTAATGTAATACGTCATTTCATTAAATATCCAGAGTTGTTTCTGAAAACTGATTCTGTCAAAATAATCTCCTATACATAAATTTTTCAGGATTTGATTGTAAAAGGGGTATTTTTCAGGTTGGATGACATCAATCAAATTTTCATGAAACAGAAGAGCTTGGGTTGCCTTTTCGTTTTCAATCATAAAGTCTTCTTTGAAAGACTTTGTCATAATTTGCATGATGTTGGTTTGTATACTTTTTTCATATTGATTAAAAGAAATATCCGAGACAGTTGCAGTCTGTATACAGACACAATATTTCATAAGTTCCTTTATTTTCTTGTCATATGAATTTGTACCGCAAATGATAAGAGAAAAAGACCTTTTCTTTTTATTCTTTTCTTCTAATTTAAATTGCTTTAAAAACTGCGTCATCATTTTCTTTTCGTGGGTATGTAAGAAATCAATGTTGTCTATGATGCAAATTCTTTTTTTGGGCGAATGATGAAAAATATCTACAATCGTAGGTTGAATAAATTTATAGAGGTCTTCAAATTCCTGAATATCTTGTATTGAGACAAAGACGGCTTGTTCTAACTCTTTGAGCAATGTGGTTTTACCCGTTCCTGATTTTCCATATAAATATATAGGTTTACTTTGCTTTAATGCAAACTTTAATTGTTGGGCTGTCATTACTTAGTACGCTGAATTATATTTAAATAATTGAACTATTTGTTATTCCATCCCAAGAAACTCCGCAGTTAGAGGCCCATAGTTTTTTGTCTAGTTTGCTCATGGTATTTGGATACATCGTAGTGCATGTAGCATTTTTGGAACTATATACGGATTGTGTCATCAAACAAGTACCTTGGGGGTCTTGACTATAAAAATCCGGACACTTGGATATTTCGGGTGGATAGGTTTGGGATTTCGCTTTGTTAGAGAGTAGTACAGCCATGACCGCCAACAGTATAATCAACATAATTGCATTTCCAAACAAAAAACTTTTATAAAATCCCATGTTATAATGGAAAAATAAAATATTATATAGTTCAATGGAATCTAACGGACGGGTGGATTTACTTTCTTATACAGGAGGAACTCCCTTATTTTTAAAGGATAAGGTTCTTCCTAATTCAAAAACAAACTATATGAATGCCCTAAAGCATACACTTCAAAACAATGAGCTATCTACCTTGTTTTTTTCTTCTAAAAATGTTCAGATTATAGAAAATGCAATCAAAGCAGGCGTTTATAAAATGTCTGACAACAAACATGTGATTGATAATCAAGACCGAGACCAACTGATGGTCATCATGAGAGGCACCTTTCTACAATATAGTCTAAATCAACCAGACCGACTGACTCAACAGATAGAATCCCTAAACTCTCGCGTCATCTCTTACTGTGTGCCTCGTATCTATGGTGAAATTCTCAGTTATATCCAATACAAACGAGACATTTCAACACTCGCGGTTCCCTTGGCAAATCCTGCCTATTATCACAAAGATACCACCGTGGAATTTAAACGTTTTTTTTGATATAAAGACAAGATAGTTAGTTATTTTAAATAAATGCATTATACCAGTTTGTCTATTCTTTGCAATGAAAACACGATACAACAGGTGATGGAATCGTATTTTAGACTTTTACGTTATCTTACCGTTGCGCCTGACGTACCTATGGAATTATTTATCAAAACGGTCTTAGAGATTCAAGAAAGAGGTGATATTCATGTCGCTTATACTGTAGATGACGGAAAAATACATATTCATGGAACCGCCACTCTTTTGTATGAGTCAAAACTGATTCATGGTTGTAAAAAGGTAGGTCATATAGAAGACGTGGTTGTCTCGCCGAATTATCGTGACCAAGGCATAGCGAAACATCTTATTACTTCTCTCACTCAAACGGCTTCGGAAACATGCTATAAAGTCATTTTGGATTGTACTGAGGAACTTGTTCCTTTTTATGAAAAATGTTCTTTTACACGGAAAGGGGTTCAGATGTCTCACTATTTTAAATAAAAGACCATCCCTTTGTGATACACATAAGGATACCATCGTTCATGTTGAAGACCGTTCAAAAAGGCCTTCATTTTTTTCATTTTCTCACTATACAGTCCAGGTGTACCTGGGAAATGATGAATCACTTTATCACTGTTGACATTCTCATCGTTGTTCACTGCATACGCCTTCATTTTTTTATTCTCGTATAGACCCGTTTTGAAAGCATGATAGACAATGTAAGGTTGGTCATAAAAATAAGCGTCATAGGTTCGCGTCAACATATCGTCTTTGATAACGCGAAACAAATCATTCATTTTAGTACAACGATTGAACAATAAGATTCCACTCGTAAATGCGGTAGTATCGGTATACTGGTCGGTTTCGTTTCCGAACAAGGTTTTCCCCCAAAAATCGGTATCGCTATCTATGTTTCCTTCTTCCAACACATACAATACATCGTCTTTACACACGTCAAATACTTGGCTTAGGTCACCTTTGATGAGAATGTCCGTATCTAAATAAAGTATTTTATCATAGGATTCAATCGGTAAGTCAAACAAATCTAGACGACTTCTACACGCTTTGTCTATGGTATGATAGGTATCATTGATTTCAAACCGAATAAAATCTCGGAACAAAGAACTACGTTGAATCTTGCTCATGAAGTATGTATTCGTATAAACCAACAGATGAGTGTCTTTGAGATTTCCAAAGAGACTTATACTTTCTAGAAGCAAAAAAAACAGGTCCAGGTACTTCTCTTGTGCAAACACACATACAAAGATGCAATTCATTATAGAGTGAACAGAAGATTAAAGATGGGTTCTTACTTATAACCAAAACATTGGCTACTTTTTCCATTTGGGTCTCATAAGATTACACGAACGACATAAGATTCTTAATCGTGCATTCTCTTTATGAAACAACTGCCAGTCAAGTTCATATTCACTGTCATTTGATGTAAATGATTTTCGGTTATCCGTTGTGTTCTGAAAGACGGTGGGACGTTTTCTTTTGGTTGTTTGAAGAAAATTATACAATAGTTCTTCAAAATGGGTTTCGTGGTCTACATGATATTCGTCCGCGTCTAACGTTTTACAAATATCACATTCATTAGAGGACATGTATCTGAAGTTCTTTATTTGGGCATCTATAGATATACGTAAAGCACATTTAAAATTATCTTTTTCTTTTCCAGAAATACAGTTTCTCCAAGATATATCATCCACACTCCCGTCATTCTTAGTTATGTTGAGTCCTAAATATTTTGAACAAACCTTATTTGATACGATGGATATATCGGAAATATTAGCTATTTTTTCTGGATACTTAGGATGTCTTTTAAACAATTCAATGAAGAAATCATAATCTTGTTTACTTTTTGTTTTAATAGATTCGCACATACCTATATTTTCTATAATACGTCTAACATATTCTTCAAGGTCCTTTTTAGTTTTGAAGTGTTTGTCTCCAATATCCATTATACTACGGTAGATTGAAGATTATATATCATCAATTTTTATTACGGGTTTCAAATGAATAAAAATTAAAGATACAATTTATACATGTGCGAACAAACCTATACATGGTTTTGTTATTTGACTTGTCTAGTGTGTGGACATGAAAAAATATATCGTTCTATAGACTATCCTTATAAACATCTCTGTTCTCGTTGTAAACAGTCGTTATAAACAATCTTTATAACATCTTGTCCAATTCCTGGAGCTCTTGAATCCACATTTTTTCTTTGGAAATGGCCTGTGTCTCTTCTAATTCTTTTTGTTTGGACTCGTATTGTTTCCTGAGATGGTCCACGTTTTCTTCACAGACACTGTCCATGCTCATTTTGGTAAGATAGTGAAAGGACCCGTCTTGTTTGTCGTAGGATTTGCTGGTTAAGAGGTCCGTCATTTGTCCCGATGTTTTACGTCTCAAGTCCAATGTCTCGTTCAACAACTCTTGAATGTAACGATGTTTGTTATGCAAGACAAGAATTTCTTCTGTCAGCTGTTTGACCAAAGCATCCTTTCGCTTTTGATAATACCCTAGACGCTGTTCCATGAAAGCATCACATATTTCATGCACTTCGTTAAAATGTACCAATTTCTCTTCGTGGTTGAACAAGTTCATGTTAGAGGTAGACAAATAAGAGTAGAGTTTCAAAGCTTTCACCAGTTCATCTCCTTCTATCTCTTTGGCTAAAACCAGCTTCATGTGAACCACTTTATCCGTAGACAAGTCGGTAAAGTCTTTCAGAATACCGTCGTCTACCAGTTTGTCCAGGAAAATCAGATAATCTTCGTTCCACGTTCCAATGGGAAGCTCTGTGATTTCCACGATATTTTTTTTCAGCGTATATACACCGCGAGATAGGAAGCGTTTCTCTGTCTCTCGTTCAATCGTTCCCTTGAATCCACGATAATATGGAATAAACTCTTTCTCTACCGTTTCTTGATTCAAGGTACCCATCAAATACTGGATAATCTGTTTGGGATGGTAACAATGAACTTCGGTACTAAACCCTGTACCAATGCCTTTGGCTCCATTTACCAAAATCATTGGAAGAATAGGTGCATAGAAGATGGGTTCCACGAGAAGCCCGTCGTCATCCAAATAGGTAAGAATAGAATCGTCTTTCTTTGGAAAGATGGTACGTGTGATTTTCTCCAACTTGGTGAAGATGTACCTTTCGGATGCACTGTCCTTTCCGCCTTGCAATCGTGTACCAAATTGACCGTTGGGTGAAAACAAATGAATGTTATTGGAGCCTACAAAGTCTTGGGCCATGTTCACAATCGCGCCGTTCAAACTGGCCTCTCCGTGATGATACCCCGAGTTTTCAGAAACGTATCCACTAAACTGAGCGACCTTGATTTCCTGTGTCAGATTCTTTTTGAAAGCACTGTACAGAATCTTTCGCTGCGAGACTTTGAGCCCGTCCATCAAATTGGGTATAGAACGGTCGCAATCGTATTTAGAGAAATGAATCATCTCTTTGTTCACAAACTCTCCGAGGGAAATGTCTTTGGCCTTGGTATCTACGCGTAAATGTCGGTCGTAAACACTAAGCCATTCTTTGCGAAGGTCGGCCTTCTTTTTGTGAAAGAGCATGTCCAAGGTTTCGTCGTCCTTGTCTTGTAGACAGAAGTGTACAATCTTCTTTTCTTTAAAATATTCTTTAAACTCGGCACCCGTACTTGTACCCAATCCCTTGTAATATTTGAGTTTCCATCCTTCCAATCCTTCCTCTTTCCACGATTCATAATCAGATTCGTTGTAAAAGGACATCACCTTGGACCCTTTGGTGGCTTTCAAGATAGGGGTATTCATGAATCCAATGAAACGGTCCAGCTTGAGAAGGGAAGGCCAAAGGCACTCAAACAAGTTCAAACACAAGCCTTTGATATGACTTCCGTCCAAATCCTGGTCGGTCATGAAGATGATTTTTCCATAGCGCAAGTCTTGCACACTTTCATAGGTTTTACCTGTTTCAAGACCCATGATTTTTTTGATTTCAATAATCTCTTTGTTTTCGTTAATCTTTTTCGTCGCCTCGCCGCGCACGTTCAACAGTTTTCCCTTCATCGGATAAACCCCAATGACGTTTCGGTCAGAAGGAGTCAGACCTGAGATAATACCTGCTTTAGCCGAGTCTCCCTCACACAAAATCAGCATACATTCGGAGGATTGCTTCGTGCCTGCAAAGTTGGCGTCTACCAATTTCGGAATCCCTCTCAGGTTCTTCACTTTGTTTCCGTCGGACTTCTTGGAGTTCTTTTTCTCTTTAAGCTCGTTCATCTCACACGAAGCCGAAAGAATACCCATGTTCGCAAGTTTTTCCACAAACTTATCACTCACCGTGCATACGGAACCAAACTTGGAAGAAGGTGTCGTCAGATAATCTTTGGTTTGACTGTCAAAGGATGGGTTTTCTATCGTGCAATTCAGAAACAAAGTGATTTGTTCTTTGATAATCGCAGGCTTCACGTCCATCTTCTTTTTCTTCAGAATGTAGGCATTCATCTTTTTCAATATTTGTTGCACGATATAATCCACGTGTTTACCTCCTTTGTTCGTGAAGATACCGTTCACAAATGATACTTGTTTGAATTCATCACTTAAACAAACGGAATATGTCCAGCCTTCAAAGGTTTCGGTTACTTTTTCTTCCTCTGTATAGAGCGAGACGTAATGGGTAAAATCTTTGACAGGAACCGCTACATCATTGTATTTGACTTTGACTTCTTTGCTAGTGACACCCGCAATATCATAGACTCGTCGTTGAAAGAGAGAAATCATCATCGGCGTGAGTTCTTTTAATCCAAACCGTTTGTAGTCCGGTTCAAAGCTCACCGTGGTATAGGGTTTCTTAGTGCAAGCCTTGACTTCAGGTGGATGAATGATATCCATGTTTTTCTCAAAGGTCTGTGTGTATTTTAGCTTTCTTCTTGCATCTACCGTTTCAATTTTCCCCCAGGTAGACCAAATCAACACCAATTTAAATCCAAATCCATTTTTACCTCCCGTTGTTTTTTGTTCTTCTTTGTTATAATTGGTGGATGTTCGGAGATGAGCGAAAATCATTTCTGGAATCCAGATTTGATAGGTCGGATGTTTTTCTACATCAATTCCGTCACCGTTATTGGTCAATGTAATACGATTATTTGCAATCTCTACCTGAATTTGCGTGACCACTTCCGTGGTCTCATCTATTTTTTTTCGTTGATTGGTACGAATGACGTGGTCACGACAGTTCACAATACCTTCGTCAAAGAGTTTGAATAGGGCAGGGTTGTATTCAATGTCCTCTTGAACAATCTTTCCCTCTTTCAATACGTACATCGGTCCGGTAGACGTATCAATGGACCCGATATAGGTATCTGGATTGTCCAGGATATGCTCCTTGTCGGTCTTTTTCTGGTACTGAGATTCTAGGGATGTGGAAGCCATTTTGTATACCTTGAAGAATGTGTTGTCGTTACATCAATTTTATTTTGTCCTAGATGTATAGATGAATCCGTGTAACAAGAATAAAACGATATGTGAAAAATCAAGTTTTTCTTTCCCGTCCAATCAAATGTCAACGAAAAGACTTCAAGCGCAGATGATTAGAACCAATACAAAATTAACGTATAACAACAGTCGTATCACCAGCATTTATTCAAATATGCTCAGTTTAAATTTTGAGACCAATAAACGTATGTTTATTCAGTATAAATATGAGTGTTATATTAGATATTTTAACAATCTTCTACAAGGAAATATTTCTCAAAACATGAAAAATAATTTGTCTCAAATGTTAACCGCCATTCTGGCTGATTTAACCGAGGAAGAATACATTCATGTATTTCAAATAAAACCACCTGAACCTCCTCCTCTTCCTAAGATGACGACTGATTCAGGTATGACTTTTTACATGAGTCATCATGCGACCACTGCCCGAAGTTATTTTGTATTTAAAAACTTACCTGTTGACTTTTTATTGAAACTAAATACGTATTATACGTTTGATGTATCCGACCCTTCTAACCTAAATACAAAATTATCTTTTTCTGAAGAGGAAAATACAGGGATACCCTATCGGGGCATTTATTACATTTCTGTTCCAGGCACGCCAGGCGCCAAGATGATTTTAAACATCTACAATGATGTGAAAACATTGAAAATGTATACGTTTAATGACATAGATATATACGATGACTTAAAATACAACTGGGGGTACTCGGTAGACGGACTGGTGACTGATTTATACAAGGGTTCCTCAAAGAAATCTTATTATACTTATTTGTATGCGAGACAATTTTCTTACCTCTCCGTCTATGAGTATGCGGGTCCAAAATATGCAATCAATGATACCATAGAGCCTATCTTGTTTACAGGATTAAATCCGAATCGTTACTATGTGACCTATGGTACATATTATCTAGATATTCCAGACTATTATCCGGCTACCCTTTTAAACAAAGGGTATGAAGATTGTGTATCCTTTGTAGGGGATGCGAATAAAAAAGTCATGGGAACTATCTATGGATTGAACATGACAGAAGGGACTCCTCAAGAAGGTGTCTATGCATTTTATTATGGCCGTGTCAAACTGTCGGTGTATAAACCTTTTCCTTTTCACATGAGTGTTTATTCCAAGGATTTTGGATTTATAGGCACTTCTAGTATGTTTCAATTTATAAATGAGATAAAGGAAGTTTCAGGTACGGATGTCATGAATCTATCTTCCAATCTTTTCAATAAGGTCAGTATGACGACTATGTTACGTTTTAATCAGGACATTTCTAATAACACACGACGTAAATATGGGTTTAAAGTAGGAAGATATTCTATTTTTATTCCTCCAGAGTTACCTGTTGCATTTATGAACGATAGTAAGGAAGAATTGTTTGATATAATAGATACGTTTGCAACTAAAATAGGACCTTTTACAGCACCTGACAATAAATCGTATCTATTTTACACAGGAATTGTATATATTGAGATAACTGGTAATTTCGGAAAAATCTCTATGTGTACAAGAAATGGCTATTCTGGAGGATATAATTTGCTCGTCTACAATTCTTATTATGGACCCCCTTTGTCTTCACCCTATAAATCAAACCTAGGTGTTGCTGCTTTACGTGCTCAGACCAATCTGTTTTTCAAAGGGGATGTAACTGTATTTAGCCTTGGTTCTACAGTTCAATTTAATCAAGAAAGCACAAAATATGGACTCTACAAAGGCGTGTATATCATTTTTAACATTCCTAGAAAATGTCCCATCACTTTGTTGAATCAGGGAAAAGAATCATTGGTCACCTTGGAGAGTTTAACCAACAGTACCATCAAAGGTTCAGGACCAGACGGAACAGCTTATACTTTTTATCATGATATTCTCAAGATTACCGTACGTGGTGATTTTGGATACATGTCTCTGTATACCTTGTATGATAATTACATGGGTGGCTTCAAAATGTTTTCTTATGACTCTTTTTTTGATAACAGTGATTCTTATCCAGACCCCTCCTCTGTACCCGTTATCGCAACGGTCACCTCCAATACGTCGTTTACACAAACCAAGTTACCTGATATTGTCAATAGTTTTATCAATAGTTCTACAGACAATACAATAGATTATGGTAACATATGGGAAACATCCTATATCACCAATACCCTATATGTCGGTACACGCGTATCTTTTGAGGCAAACACTCTCTTTCGGATGAGATATTATCTGACACATTCCGTATATGTTCTGAACAGTGCAAATCATTTTATCACTCTCTTAAATAAAGGAAAAGAGTATTTGATAAATGTGAAGGGAAATGTGTCTCGGAAAGCAATTGCGTCAGATGGGAACGAATATACATTTTATAGTGGAAATATGATTGCTATCTACGTCCTCGGCGATTTTGATATCATGTCTTTAGAGGTATTAGGCGGACCCATCGGCAAGGATTTGTTTGCCTATCTAGACACCCCTTAACTATCTTTTTTTTATATTTACTATAATATATGAAGAATTTTGGGACTCGGGCAGAAGTGTTGCATGGAACTGCAAAACAAACCACAGGTAGATTGTTGAAAACGGACCTGATGAAGAACAAACATGGAGAAATTGTCTCGCGTAAAAAACACTTTCAGGCAAAAAAGGACAATCGTTTAGTTAAGGCCGGGTACTTGACGAAGAAGGGAGTCTTTGGGTTTGTAAGAAAGGAACAAACCAAAAAAGCGAAATCAAAGCGAAAATCAAAGCGAGCATAGGTTAACGGTTAACGGTTAAAAGTTCATTTTTAACGGACGATATTACATTTCTTTGGGATACCACCTGAATGACGTAATCGTTTTACCGTATGATGGGTCTCATTTCGGTCTACCATAGATTTTCTTACGGGAATTACATTTTGTACGGGATGTTTTTGCAAGGCAATTCTTTTTAGAAAGCTTGTTCTGGAGGAGGCGTCGGAAAAAGTGGGTTTTGGACCGTCGGGCTTTGTGTGATTTCTTACGAACGTAATACGAAATCCCATTACTATAACGATAGGTTTTATTTTTCTCTAGGTTGCATTTACCTCCTTTTAAGCTATTCAGGTGTTTTGATACCAAACATCCAATTTGGATGTTTTCATTGGCCAACCTGTATGGAAAAAAACTTCCGTCTGTCTCTTTATAGGGTACTATATCACACATTAAAATACACCTATATTTTAAGACAGATTAATACGATAAATTATACATTCTTTTATCTAGATAGATAAAAATGAATCCCGAGCAGCGATTGCAACTCAATGAAATGATTAGAGCGAATAATAGTATTGACAATACCTCTTTGATAAGAGAATTAAAGCATAGTTCCAAGATATGGGATGATGTTAAAAAAATGGTCTTGCTAAAACAGGGTAAGGAGTGGAAGGAGGTAGAGTCCAAATGTATCTCCGAAGCCAACTTCTTGTATACCCATTATACGATGATTTTTAATCGTCTTTTACGAGACCGTCTAGATGTGCCTATTTTGTATTCTTTTTTAAATGTCTTGAAAGATATTGAGGATGGTAAAATGGACCAGCACGAAGCCTCTTTCCAGATTGGAACGTTACTTAAGCAAATGTACATTGACCCAAAATTAGAAGAAATCAAAGAACCCACGTATATCCAAGGACAGTCTATTTCTTGGCAAGAGTTTAAAAAGAACCGTACATGATTCTACAATGAGACATCTGGTCATTGTAGAATCTCCTTCTAAATGTAAAACGATTGAGCGTTATTTAGGCCCAGATTATCGGGTGATTGCAACGTGTGGACATTTCAGGGGACTACAATCGTTAGACCAAATCAATCGCGAAACCTTTGAACTTACGTTTAAGACAACCAAACCTAAAATCGTAAAGTTCTTAAGGGAAGAAGTGGGTATCGCAAAATCTGTGATTCTAGCGACAGACGATGACCGTGAAGGAGAAGCGATTGCATGGCATATTTGTAAAGTGTGTAAATTGCCTATGACGACTCCGCGAATCCTATTTCACGCGATTACCCAAGACGCTATACTCAAGGCTATCACACCTCCAACCCTATTGTCTCCCTCTCGTGTTTCGGCACAACATACGAGACAATTGTTGGACGTCTATATAGGCTTTACCATTTCTCCTATGTTATGGAAAGCGATTCAGCACACACTCAGTGCAGGTAGATGTCAAACGCCTGCCCTTCATATGATTGCCGAACAACAAGAACGTATCCTTGCGCAACCGAGTGATACTTCTTTCCGAGTCAAGGGCTATTTTACCAATAAACAAATTGAATTTGTCTTAGAACGAAATTTACAGAAAGAAGAAGTAGACCCTTTTCTTTCCACGATTGGACCCTTTACGTTGGAACCACCCACTACAAAAGAGGTGACACTTTTACCTCCTGAAATTTTAAAGACAAGTACATTCCAACAAAAAGCTAGCCAAGAGTTACATTTGTCTCCGAAACAAATCATGAGCTCTGCTCAAATTCTTTACGAGAATGGACTCATCACGTATATGAGAACAGACCAATCTACATACAGTCCTGAATTTATACATAAAGCACAAGACTTTTTAGGCAATCATTTCCACATGCCTCGCGGAAAAGCATCGGATGGAGCTCATGAAGGTATCCGCGTTACCAAGTTAGACATTCAAGAGACAAAATTGGACAAACAAACAGACCGGGTCTACGCTTTTTTGCATAAATATACACTTCAAACCTGTATGAAACCAACACTCCTTTGTCATAAAATATACAAGACACTATGTAACGGACTTTATTTTATACATACGTCTGTCTCCGTCCGCGAGAAAGGATGGAAAGACATTGTAGAAAAGGATTGGTCTTCTTATTTGGACCATCTGTCTAGCTTTGTGTGTGATTCTATTGTAGCAGAGGAACATCTAACTACACCTGAATTTCATTGGTCTGAGGCTCAGTTGATTCGGGAATTAGAAAAACATCAGATAGGTAGACCTTCTACCTATACCCACATTGTAGAGACCATTCAAGATAAAAAATATGTATCCCTTGGTAAGATACATAGAGAGCCTGTTCGTTTATCTACCCTACTTTGGAAAGGAAACTGTATTACTACAAAGGAAATCTTGAAGGAGATAGACGAGACTCATAAATTGTCTCTCACGCCTTTAGGGAAAGAAGTTAACCTTTTTTGTTATCAACACTTTGAATGTATTTTTAATTATGCTTATTCCAAACATATGGAGGAACGTCTTGACCTGATAGAACAAGGTGAAGAACCTACAACATTTCTAAGAGAGACACTAGATAAAATGGATGAACTAAAAAAGGTAGACATTCAACCCAAATCTTATCCCTCGCTTCATGCAGGTACTTATCGGAATCACGCATTGATATTAAAGGAAGGGATATATGGTTTCTATCTAAGTTACAATGACCAATCCATCTCCTTGAAAGACTTTCCTCCTTATGCGTTGATTCGTACCTGGATAGAAGAACAGCACATACCCCCGGAATACGTTAAGGAACTCATTTCTTACAAAGACAAAAACGAACATATTCTTTTAGAGGTAAACGCGGAGTGGAGTTTACGAAAGGGTCCCTATGGTCCTTATTTGTATTACAAGACAAATAAAATGAAAAAGCCCAAATTTTATAATTATCCTCATGGACAAACCAAGGAAGAAATTGACTCTTACATACAAAAAAATATAAAACTATAACATAATGCCCAACATTGTCTCATTAGCAAAGATATTTGATGACCAATCTAAAGTCAATCCTGTATTTGCAGCCTTAATCTTAGTAGGATTGTTTATAAAATTCGCATTGTCGGATGTGGTTTTATCCAATGACGGTACATCTGGACCTGCAACCTCTCTTATTTGGGGATATAGTTTAGTTATTTTTTCCATGGTGGGTATCGTAGTGGTGAATGTGGACCCTGGGTCCAATGAATGGAATGATATAAAAAAATTACCATGGGTACTTCTCATGACGATTATACTCATGGTTTGGGTCATCGGCATTAACATACGTTATTATACGCAAATTAACATGAAAACTGTACCTGATGAATTTTTCATGTGGTCAAACTACTCTACGGTTTTGTTAGTTTGTTTGATTGGAATTAGCGTGTATCAATATGCACTTACTTCATCCGGAAACAAAGATATTGCTTCTAAGTTGTATGTCTATTCCGTGCTCATCTTTATCTTTAATCTTTTAGCGGTTTCCATTCAACAAGTCGTACTCAATTGTTTTTATGTGGATGGATAAATGTCTATTTTGGTAGTTAGCCCAATATGAGTATCCGATTCCCATATTCCAGAAATACGAAAAAATAGTTTGAAATCGCTAGGGTCTACTTTATTTTTGTAATAAAAAATATTTTTATTCTCATACGAAGGATATTGTATTTTTTTTTGTATATTCAGATTGAACACCTCCAATAGGGTTTTCTCAAACAACATCATCTTTTCTAGAAATACTTCATCCATGACATAACTCAACACAAGTTGTCCTTGTTGTTCTTTGACCGTATAACTTTTCAGCTCAATCCATACGAGTAATGAATTCAATGTAAACGACAACAAATTATAGCTTAATTTATAAAAATAAATGTAATTGTAAAACTTATTGTTAATGGGACGATATAAAAAGCATTTGTCTTTTTGAATATCATCTATAGACTGATATACATTCATATTACAATAAGGTTCATTATATATTTAAATAATGATTATATATTCATTCATATGAAAGAATCTATTATTCTTTATGGTCCAGAAAATTCATCCAAATATAAAAAGGCAAATGAAATACTTTTACCGTATAGTAAATCTGGATTAAAATACAAACGAAAGATTGAAATTACACTGAACAATGAAATCTATTATTATACGATTAGCGACATTCATGTGGAAATAGATTTTGAATTGCTTGGAACCAATGAACATGGACTATGGTATGAGTTTATCAGCCATGTGACCAGTATCGTACAAACACAGCATGATTTCATTGTGATTTTATGTCGTAATTTTCATTTGATAGACAATGAACTACTTTCTATTTTTTATACCTTCATGAGAAATCCAAAAATAAAATTTATATTGTGCACCCGATATCTATCCTTTTTACCGAAACATTTGAAAGAAATATGTAACATCATTTCTTTAAAAAAAGTAGGGAATGAGATGTATGGGAATCAATATAAATTATACTGTGACAAAATTGTAGAGTTTATCAAGACAGGGGATGACTTGTTCTTCCTTCGCGAATGCATCTATCAACTCTTTACTTATAATTACGATATTCATTTATGTCTCCAGTACATTTACTTTGAGACATTGAATACCCATAGGTTGAAACTCTCTATTCAAGAGTTGGTTCCTATCATGGAGAAATACAATACAAAATATCGTTCTATTTATCATCTTGAACATTTCTGCATGACACTTAAATTGAATCTTATAGATGGTCGTCCTTTGTAAAGAAGTCATACTCTATAGGTTCATGCATTTTTATTGGTGTCTGTGGGTTCAGGGGATTTCGTTTGTCTGTTCACGATGAATGGATAACAAAAGGTGACTAACAAAATCCCTAATACGACAATATCTACGGTTCGTATCATTTTCTTATATTTTAACGGAAGTTTCTCATATTTCTTCGAATATTCAGGTGGTTTCAACGATTTTGTCATCCATCCCAAGAAGGTGGGCTTTAGCCGGTCGTTGCAATAGTACAATACATCATACCACGCTAACGATACATAGGCAGAAACCCCAATTAAAACACCCATGACAATATTGTGAGCAATCGTACTTGGATGAGGTAACCAATAAACCACAAGTATCGCAACAGAAAAAACCAAACATTTCACGTTTAAATATAAGGGAGTTCCAAACAATCCTCCTCCCATACCACCACGTTAGATTATTTATCTGTCAAAGATACTGCTCCGAGAGTCGGAGCAATTACCCTCATAGTCTTTTTCCGCCTTTCTTTATGGTTCTATTTCTTCGGTTGCGTCTAGATTTGGCTCTGGCTCTGACTATATTGTTGTTCGCGCTTGCGTTGTATCTACGTGTGTATTTTTTATACATATATAGATACAACATATATTTATTTTCAATGAATTTAGAACTTGCCTGTTCCTTGTTAGACATTTCTAAAAAGGATATCCATACACCCTTACTGAAAAAGAAATACAAATCCAAATGTTTGCAGTTTCACCCAGACAAACGCGGAGACAAAAAGAAATTTATTGAACTGAAAGAAGCCTATGATTTTATCTTGTCTCAACCGAAAGAAGTATCCATTCTAGATGAATTTGATGAAAAAATGTTGAGGCAATACCTATATGCCCTTTACAAGACGGACCTTTCCCTATTCAAACATCCCTTATTTGTAAGACATTTTATACAACCCGTGCAAGAACACTTGAACCAATACAAAACCTATACACTCTGTCCTACTTTGGATAATTTGTTCAAACAGGATGTTTATTATTTAGAAGAAGAGAAGATATACATTCCTTTATGGCATCACGAAATCATTTTTCATGGAAAAATAAAAGTCATTCTTACACCTAAATTACCTTCTCACATTGAAATAGACGAAGACAACAACCTGTTGATTCATGGGGAATTCACAGACCGCGTAGACGTGGGGCCTATAAGTATTTTAATGAATGAACAAGAAAAAAAGGAAAAAAAATTATTTGGAAAAGGTATTCCTAGATTACAAGATTGTATTTATGATACTCACGAATTATCTGACCTTATTCTGATGCCCCCTTTTTAGAGGACTTCTTTTCTTTTTTCTCTTTCACAACCGTCTCTGTCTTTGTTTCTACCGGTTCTTGTACTGCAGCTACGGGTTCAATCACTGGTTCAGTTACACTCACAGATTCGGCTGCAGCTGAAGTGACATCCTCTTGAACAGGAACGGTTGTAGTCTGCTCAGGAACAACTTTCTGGACAGGCTCACACTCTCCATCACTGTCATAATCAGCCTTTTTCTCTAGACTCAGTGCTACATAGCACCTGCCTTTCTCAAATGCCTCGGGTGGTTTCACAATGGCCTGATTCAGCTTCCAGGTCACTCCGAACTTTCCACTTGCGAACCAGATACCACCACACATGAGAACACAATAGACATTGCTTCCCTTCTGTACGAGAATATCAGGTGTATCCCCATTCTCATTTGGATAGATAGAACGACTATTGACATCAAACAAGTCAAACTTTGCTTCTCCGTCCCAGAAAGGGAGCTTGACTTTCAAAGTAGGGGAACGAGTTGTGTCTAGACTACCATCGTCTTTGTTCTTAGGGTATTTGAGCATAGGAGTCCACAGCTCACGCAGGACATCAATGCTATTGTATTTCTTACCGAACCAGTCACGAGAGTTGGCGAATGCATCTTGAATGATTTTCTCTTCCATCTCCGCCATCACTCGCTTCAGGTCTTGGGTGTCTTTGTTTGCAAACTCATCACGAGGGAATTGAAGGCTCATATCATAGGTATTCGTACCGTCGTCGTTCGTGCGATTGTTTACACCATACGTCAGCATCATAGGTGTGTGTAGCATAAGAACACGTTTCGTTAATCCATTCGTGATGCTAATGCTCTTACCGCCTTTCGTGTTGACACGAGGCTTGCCGTAAAACATTTGCGACGAAGGAGTGAAATCAGAAGCTTTGACGATAAGGTTAGCCATTTTACTACATGAAGAGAAGTAAAATCTTTATATCAATTTTATTTTTCAATACATACATCCTGTCAGAATGTGTATAAAAAATGGTTAAATATAAATCTTTTGAATATATAATGAGTTTTTATCCCACGAAGTATAAAGATTTTCCATGGATAAAAGAGAAGAAATACACGATTCATGACATTGTCAGTATTTGCGACTTTTTTAATTATCCAATAAAACGCAAGAATAAGAAAGTGATGATTGAAGATTGTCACACTTATCTTAAAAAATGTTTTTATACAGCACTAATTCAAAGAAACTGGAAAAAGTATAAAATAAGAGAATACAATAAAACACAAGGACCAGCCATGTTCAAACGAAAATTATGCAATAATGTAGATGATTTCCTAACCACGGAAGATATGTCTGAAATAGATTATTATTTCTTTGTGAGTTTTAAAGACCAGGAATTTATCTATGGATTTAATGTGATTTCTATTTATAATCTTTTAAAAAAGAAAACACCGTTTAACCCTTATACGCGCAATCCATTTCCACCTGAATTCATAAACATGATTTATAGGAGAATGAATATGAACATATTGTTGGGCAAAACAGACCATCCTATTTATCATGAGATTCAATTACCTTCTTATGATAACCGATTAACCGGTCTTTTCCAAAAGATGGATTCTTTAGGAAATTATACACAGATAGAATGGTTCTTGCAACTTAATCCAGAAAAACTACGAAAGTTTTTGATAGAATTGTATGACATTTGGGATTATAGGGCTCAACTCACCTCGTTTGTAAAACAAAAAATTTGTCCCCCTTTCGGCAAACCCTTTTTGCATATACCTATGCAAGAAATTGAAAAAATTTCCACACACAATTTACAGACGTTAAGAACTTATTGTTATGTCGTGATGGATGAGTTTTTGAACAAGGCTGAACTAACCGAACATCAATGTTTAGGATGTTATTATATTTTGTCGGCTCTCACTTTAGTAAATCAAGATGTTGCTGATGCTATGCCTTGGTTGTATCAATCCGTCTTATAAATAGACTCTAGGAAAGGTTATAATATTAATGCGTAAAAATGAATATAAAAAGATACCCTAGTATAATATATAATGGCATCAAAGGTGAGCAAAGTTTCTACTAAGAAGGAGAAAGCTCCTAAGCAGATTAAGACAGTTGACCCGGTTCCACCTGTTGAACCCGTGGTTGTCCCCGTTCTTGCTCCAGTGCAGAATGAACCCGTGTCCGCGACTCTTCCAGGTTCGCCTGAGACAACTCACTCCCTTCATGATATGTTCACCAACCTGAACAAGGCTTTTCAGGACCTTAACTCGCAGATGAGCCTCCTGAAGAGCGAGTTCCGTCAGATTGAGAAGCAGGTCACTCGTGAGATGCGGGTCCTGGACAAGATGAATGCTCGTCGCAACAAGAACAAGGGAAACCGTGCCCCTAGCGGATTCGTAAAGCCTACCAAGATTAGCAATGAGCTTGCTGCTTTCCTTGGGAAGGAGACCGGAACGCTGATGGCCCGCACGGATGTCACCAAGCAAATCACTGCTTATATCCGAGCAAATGACCTGCAGGACAAGACCAATGGTCGTCTTATTCTCGCAGATGACAAGCTGAAGAAACTTCTCAACTACGACGAGAAGAAAGTGACTGACCCAAAGCAGCAGCTCTCTTACTTCAATCTTCAGCGTTTCCTTTCCTGCCACTTTGAGAAGAGTGTGTAAATAAATCTATGTCAAAGATAGACATGGATAAATGATTCAATTTATAATTTTTTAGTGAGAAGATAGTTTTCAATAACTTATCATCTTTATAGACAGTTCGGACGTAGTGATAAAACATATAGACATGTCTAGTTTCTTTGTTAAACTGCAACAATGTTTCGTTATGTTCTATAAACCAGTTCATCGTTTGTTGATAATTAAAAAATAAAATACCTGTAATGACATAATAACATAATCCGTTTGTATTTTCTTTGTAGTGTTTACAGTTGTTATGAATTAAATCTTCATAACTTAAATGAAACAAACTCAGGTAGTGTTTCATTTGTACGAGACAATATATACGCTCTAGGTTCAGATTCAAATTAAAATATCTTTCAAATTCTTCGTAACTAGTATCCTTATTTACAAAGAATGACAAGATGGCTGCGTTTAGTGTACGAGCCCAAAATTCACACAAAGATTCAAACAATAAATAATCACTATTTGCATGAAACAACGGTTGTAACAATTCTTTATAATTGATGTTCACGTCTTTGAAATCCAAACAAAACATATGGAAACATTCGTGAATGAACACTTTTAATAACTCTTCTTTACGAAAGAGTACAATGTTCGTTCCGTAAGAATAAGCACTGTTGATATGAATCGGTTCTAAACAATCGGTGATATTTGTATTTTTGTCAAAATCAGTCATGACCATTTTGATAGTGTACTGTTTCTGTGTAGAAATATCGGTAGAACATAGATTCAAGACTAATTTGACGAAAGAAACAATCTTGGAGATATCCGTAGGCTTGTCCATGTATAGAAACACATCAAAGCAAACATCTTTCTTGTAAAATTGTATTTTATATAAGTGAAATACCGAGGTGTGTATATGTCTATGTATTTCTGTAGGCAAAAATTTACCAGAATCAAGTGTCAATTGTGTATTGGGAAACGTTTCTATCTTTGTTTTTGTTCTACTCTCATGAGCTTTACACAAAAGGGTATAGATTAGTTTCATGAAATAAGTATCTGAAAAAGAGTAATGAAGTAAATGCGGATATTGATTCATGATAAAGTCAATAGATTCATTACTTTTTTTCGTGAGCTCGTGCACCAGCATTATTTTTGAAGTATATTTTATTTATACCACTTTATCGGGTTTGGACTTTACCTTCACCACAGGTATGCTTCTCGTTTGTTTTAACGTAACATTTTCTGCTTTCGCTACAGAATCTGGTTTATTGACGTTCTCCTTTTTTTTAGAAAGAGTGGTTGTAAGAGAAGCTTCTTTGGCCGAACTAGTCTTTTTTACCTTGGAAACAGCAGCTTCCAACACAGATGCAAAGTCTTGTCCTTTTTTACCTTTGAGTAGTTTAGCGGAAGCCATTTCAACCATTGCGGAACGAAGTCTTTTTTCGTCTTCGGGTGTACTTGGCATTATCCCTGCTTTATAATCTGTAATGAGTTTAGCAGTACTTTTATGACTCTTTGTTCGGGCAATAACGTTTTGTATGGTCGCATCACTTAACGGTTGTTCATATGTACCTACAGCGGACTTAGGCTCATCAGGCACATATACCGCCTTTGGTACAGAAACCTTTGACTCTTTTGGCGCAGATACAGCTTTTGATGCAGATACAGATTCGCTCTTTGGAGTTTTATTTTTCTTAACTTTTAAAGATTCTCCTACAGAAAAAGGTTCTGTTTCAGACATAGTTGCAGGTTTTGGTTTTGATTTACTTTTAACGGTCAAGGGTACTGGAACCGGTTCGGGTTCAGGCTCTTCTTCAGGTTCGGGTTCGGGTTCGGGCTCGGGCTCGGGTTCTTCTTCAGAATCAGACTCAGGAACGGGTTCGGGCTCGGGTTCAGGTTCTTCTTCAGAACCCTTTGTATTTTTTGGTATAAAATTTGGGTCTAAAATAGCATAGGTATTTACATCTACTTCTAAATCCTTTGTAGCATTAGAAACGGGCCAATCCTCTTTCATTTTATTATATTCCTCACGTTCCTCAGCCATTTCGTATTCCGTCACAAAAGTAAATTCTATAAAGAAAATTCTCGATAAGGCGAGGAGAGTCATGACGAAAATCGGTTTATCTTGTGCGTTTGTTTTAAGGGTTCGTATAAAAGCATCGGTAGGTTGTTCCTCTTTTCCAGCATCTGAAATCACTTTAAGGATAGGTTTCATTTTCTTGTATTTCTCTATGGATTTCTTTGCATCGTACGTAGAAAACAATGATTTGTATGCAGATTTAAGACGTTCTTTCTTATTCGGTATTTTTGCATATTCATCTATCAATACATCAAATACATTTCGTAGACTTTTTGGGGGTTCGGTAGATTTAACCATCTCAAACTCAAGCAATTTACTGGGTTTCTTTTCATATTCTTCAAACAAACAAAAAGAACCTTCTGGAAAGGTTGAAATATCAAAAAACAAAGGCATCGTTTCTGTCTTTTTTTCAAACACTCCAAGCTTACAAAGAACCTTATCTTGTTTGATAACGTATACATAACAATACGCGATACCATCCGCCATAATAGATTTACCTGGAGCAACCAGTATCTTGTGTCCTGATATAGGAATCATATACAATTCACTTGTCTCGTCCATATCTTCTTCTTCAAGTGTTTCAAGGTCAGTTTTATAAGTTTTATTACTGATATGCGACCTTACGATACCCTCCATTATATATAATAACTTATATTTTTATATCATAAGTGACTCTTTATAATGTCATGAATATCCATACATTTAAACTTCATTTTGGGAGAAAGCTTCGGATGAATCTCTATCCCCTTTATTTTCTGAACAATAGATTCTATATCTTCGTGGAAAAGTAAATAATCAATACACTCTTTGATGATTATGTAGATACAATGGAGGATTTGTTCATTTTCTTCAATCTTATCATACGATTTATCATCTAATAGTTTATTTTGTAAGAGTATACATAATTCTGTCATATTTTCAATACTTCCAATGTTTGATTTCATTAGGTTGATAAAAAAAGTAAGCGTTGAATCCATGTGGTTTATTTTCTTGGTATATTCACAGAATTTATCATAGTCTTGTGTATCCGTATAATCAAACGATTGTATTTCTGTAAAATATTTTTGATAATGTATTTTAAACAAGTCATAAAAAGAACGGTTGATATCAATCAACTCTTTGTAAAGCTTGGAAAACAATTTGGAATAAAATAAGTTAGAACTTGCAATCGTAAAAATGACAAGTGTAATTTTTTCCATGTCCTCTGTATTATGTATGGATTTGATATGAGTACACAGCTCATCTTTTAATTTATCATAGTTTTTCTCGCTTATTTTATTCAATATTTTAAGAATTTCACTTACGGACGATTCTTTTTTCACAATGACCGTTGTTTTTATTTTTTCTATAATAGGTATTTGAAGAATTCTTCGGACTGTATTTAAATTGTCTATGACAGAATCATCCAATTTATGAATATCCTTTTTCATGTTGAAGGACAATTGGATGAAAGTTTCATAACTATACATACTATTCTTATAGTATAAATATATTTAAGTTAAAAACGACTATTAAATTTATTCTTCTTTTATAACGAATGGATAAAATACAAGAACAGATAGACGATATGTATTTGAGAGGGGATACAGCAAGAAATGTGGTATACCATAAATTACCCATTGAATATGTAGAACATCAAACATTGTCCAATGTCATACGAGATGATTTAGAATTAGGTACTAAAAATCCATTATACAGTCATCTATTTCCAGAAAACTCAGAGTTGATGTCTAAATGGTGTTCGTTTTACACAAAGGATACCTCTTTTCTTAAGCAGACTCAGAAATGTATAAAACGTTACAGCTCAGAGAGCTATGATTGTTCTCCCTTTAAGACAGTCTATCATGAATTTATACAGGAGACAAATTTTATTGATAAATACCAGTATGTTGGATTTAAATTATTAGAGAATTTAAACAATTCTAGTAGTTTTTTACATTGTCTCAGCGTGTATAACCTTACAAGTCCTATCTTTTCACTTCTTTCACCTCTTGTTATGCTGTTGCTACCTTTTATGTTACTAAAACTACAAAAAATCCCGATATCTGTCTCAGGTTACATTGCTCATTTAAAAAATCTATTCAAAAATACAAGCGTCTATCAACTCTTTTTCAACTTTACCAGTGTTTCGTTTCAACATAGAGTATCTGCATTATTTTCACTATTCATTTACCTGTTGCAAGTATACAATAATGTCATATCGTGTTGTTCTTTTTATAGGAACATCAACAAAGTGTATCACTTTTTAATGGATTACAAGAAGCATTTGAAACAGAGCGTTTTATTGTTAGATAGTGTGACACGTAACATCAGTTTGTATTCTAAATATGCTAATTTTTTAGAGGAGGCAACCCGTCAAAAGAGCCTTATTTTGTCTATGATTGATAAAGTGAGCAAGATTGAAGAAAGTGAGTCTATTGTGAAGAAAATTGGACAAATTGGAAAGATGATGCATTTATATTATCAGTTTTTTATGAAACCTGAAAACAACGATGTCATATCCTATACCTTTTTTATACATGAATTCAATAAGGATATCCTATCTTTACAACGTCGGGTCAAAGACCGTAGCATAAGACCATGCAAATACAAGAAAAAAACAGTGATGAAAGGGCTCTATTATCTTCCTCATATTCAAGATACGAAAATAAGAAACGAAGCTGACTTAAAAGACAATCTCATAGTGAGCGGACCGAATGCATCTGGTAAAACAACGTTATTGAAATCATTATTATTGAATGTAATCATGAGCCAACAATTCGGCTATGGTTGTTACGATAAAGCGACACTACATTGTTATGATAATTTTCATTCGTATCTAAATATACCAGACACGTCTGGACGAGACAGTCTGTTTCAAGCAGAAGCTAGACGTTGTAAGGAGATATTGGATTCCATTACGGAACATCCTGAAAAGAGACATTTGTGTATTTTTGATGAAATTTATTCAGGGACGAATCCAAAAGATGCAGTGAGCTGTGCAAAACTTTACCTCAAGGGTTTAAATATGTATAAACAAAAAGTAGATTATATGATTACCACGCATTACATTGAATTATGTGAGCATTTTAAGGATACACCTTCTATTCTAAATAAGAAAATGGATGTGAAAGAGACAGATGAAATAATTGAATATTCTTATAAAATGGTAGATGGAATCTCTTATGTAAATGGCGGAACCTTCATCTTGAAGGAAATGAATTATCCAAATTATTTATATGAATCCGTTCAAAATGATTTAGAAAAATAATCAAAATAAGTATATGGGGTTTTCGTCTATCTTAGACATTAGTAGTTTTTTTATTGGTATGATTATAAATCTTATTTTTGTAGCCCTCATGTGTTATTATTTTAAACGAAAGTATGATTATCTGGAGGTTGCACAAAATGAACAGGCCAAGATTCTCTATCAACTTATTCATAAACCCGTCAGTTGTCAACCTGCCGCTTGCCCACCACCTTCTATGGATTATACAAAAGACCCTCTTTTAAAACCAATCTTTGATATCCATTCAGACGATAGCGATAGTGATAGTGACAGCGACAGTGACAGTGATAGTGAACGTGATGACCAGGATGCAAAGAAAGAAAATGAACCTACCGTAAACGTCATCACCGAGATTGTAGATAATGAAAGCGAGAGACAAAGTAAAATACAGGCAGAGTTTATAGACCTACCGAATGAAGTCAAAACGGTGGACCTGGAACCTGCCGGAGAGATAACGGTTGAGGAAGTAAAGTCAGAGGAACCCATGGAGATTACCATTCAATTGGTGGACCATGAGTCCAATTATAGCAAAATGTCTATGAAACAACTCAAGGAAGTCCTCTCTTCTAAAGGTATTAAAGCAAAAAATAACATGAAGAAAGACGAGCTTCTTGAACTCATCACAAATGAAATAAAGGCCTAAATATTTATGTTTTGATATGTTATGTGGGCAACAAACTATACTCCAAATAATGCACCGGATGTAAGTATTCCAGGAGTGATTAGCGATGGCCGAACGTTTACGGATTATCATACAGAGGCGACTATGAATGAAAAAATAAAACAACAACATCAGATTAAATCCAACGAAGAATATCGTAGATTTTTAGTAAACAACACCAGTATTATTATACAGACAAATTACGAATCTATGGTAACTCATAACAATACTGCATTTGGGAACAATCAAGTTCCTCATGGACCCCCTAAGTTGTATACTACGGTGCAAGATGAGTCAAGACCCTTTGGTTATGAGGATTCTGTTCCAAAGCAGATGTATCTTTCTAGGGAGCAGCTGAACGATAAAAAAAGAAGGTTAATCAAAGATGAATATTAGTTAAACAATATATCTATACTTATAAATGTATTTAAGTATAGATGTAGGTATTAAAAACCTTGCTTATTTACTCTATGATAATGAAATTGTGGAATGGAAGGTCATAGAACTTTGTGACAAAAGCGAGAATGCATCCAAGTTGAATATGATTGATGTTGGTAAAAAGTTGTTTGAAGCTTTAGAGACGATTCCAAAAACAGTACATCATATTATCATAGAAAATCAAATCGGACAAAATGCAATCCGAATGAAGATGCTACAAGGAATGATTACGCTCTATTTTATTTCAAAAGGATTAACGAATATACATTACTGGAATGCAGGAAATAAACTAAAACAATTTATCAAAACAAAGACCACTTACAGTCAACGAAAAAAAGCAAGTGTACAAATTACACGAGAGATTTTAGCAAAGGCTTATCCTTCACAACAATCTTATTTTGAGACACATAAAAAGAAGGACGACCTAGCAGATTGTCTTTTACAGCTTTTGGATTTTTTAAGGAAACAAGAGAAATTACCAGAATCTATTAATTTAATTTGTAATGCGATAAACTTAAAGTTATAGTATAAAAGTACATCATATATGGAGGAGATTAGTTTAGATAGTCTTAATATGAATCCTTCTTCTGATTTTGGAGGTGGAATTGAATATTTGATGAATGACAAGAAAAAGGAATTGCCCAAAGTTTCTATAGAAGAGGAGTTAAAGGAGTTTGAGATGAATATACCTCCTCCTTCTCCTCATATGAAACCTATTAAATTGAATATGGAAAATACCACAGAACCTATCAAAATAGGAAAGGATACTGCTTCTATGGATACATTCCAGCAATCCGCTGACGGTTTCCGACATATCAATGATATTCCTATTGAGCATGAAATGAAAAACATTGAAACCAAATCCAAAGAGGAAATTTTAAAAGAGAAATTTGTCATATTACAAAAGTTACAGACCTTACAATCCAAGGGGGCTAATTTGAGTAAACAATACACGATGGATTCTTCTTTGGATGAAATGAAGGGAGAATATGAATATCTGTGTTCGGAGAAAGAGAGAAAAAACAGCGTGCAATTTCAGAGTAAAGTGTTAACCACTCTTATTACAGGTATTGAATTTTTAAATTCAAAGTTTGACCCCTTTGATATTAAATTGGATGGATTTTCGGAGTCTATCAGTGAAAATATTGAAGATTACGACGAAATTTTTAGTGAACTTGCTGAAAAATACAAATCCAAGGCCAAGATGGCGCCTGAACTGAAGTTGTTGTTTCAACTTGCTTCTGCCGGTATCATGGTTCACATGACAAATACCATGTTTAAATCTTCCATTCCAGGTATGGACGATATCATGAGACAAAATCCAGACTTGATGAATCAATTTACTAAAATTGCAACACAATCCATGGAAAAAACAAAACCAGGTGTGTCTCAATTCATGAATGAATTTCAACCCAGACAGGACCAGCGTGCTCCTCCTAGACAAGAGACGAGACAAGAAACGAGGCAAGAACCGCGAAGGCCTGATATGAACGGACCCGAGAATATCAATAGTATTCTCAGTGGAATCAAGAAGAATGTAAACATGGAAAAGAATGATAGTATGGTCAGCTTAGAAGATGTAAGTGACATGAGTATACCCGCTATTTCAAAGAAAGGTCGCAGAAAGAGCGACAAAAGTTCTAGTTCAATTTCTATTGTAATCTAAAATCATTTAAATAATTAAATGAAATAAGAATAATGGCGAAAATTGAGACATTGCAACACATGATTTCAGACATGCATAAAAAAATGGTTGATTTGTCTGAACTCATCAAAGAAAAGAGTCTAGCGATTGAGATTGCAGAATCTCAAATTTCTCTTTTACAAGAAAATTTAAAAGCAGACAAATTACAATTATCTGAGTTTGAAAAACAACTACAAGGGGTCATTGAGTTAAAAAATGAGACAGACGATTATTATAAACAGATTGAACAGAATATTTCAACGCTTATGACAATTCTTACGACGTCTAGAACGTAACCGTGACCGCGACCTAGATCTTCCTCCGACCGCGGGTAGTTTTCGCAGTAAAGGCTGTACCTGTCTACGCATCGTTTTTCTTAGTTTTTTACATTTGGTCTTTCTTTTCAGTGCATCTACCACCTCAATATTTTCTTTGGTAATGTCCACGATAGCTAATGCAAAATCCACATTTTTATTCGTGATTTCTTGGTACACTTCATCGCACTTCCCTTTTTTACAGTATTTGATTTCTTTATCGTCTTCCGTCGTTTTATTAAAATGTATATCCAATCCATCCGTATCTCTTACCGGATAATAGTCATATCTAATGATTTTATAATTATTTTTAATGTCTTCTTTCGTTTTTCCACTGGGTGCATTGGTCGTATAAATCATCTTGTTTGACTGAAATAACATATCCACAATCGCTTTTTTTGTTCTTTCAACAAAGCTTTCTTGGTTCCCCTTAAAAAAAGATTCTGTATTAAACACATGAGTATCTTTTTTTGTTGTCGCCAAGTAATCTACATACTCTACGAGTAATTTAAAGTCCTGATTTATTTTCAGAAATTCTACTCCTATGGGTATTTTATCATTGTAACGATTCGTTTGTTTCAGAAACTCTGTGAGTGAATCTTTATCAAATAGTAAATTTCTATAAAATTTTATCTTGGTTTCTGGTGTTAATTCTGCAGACAGGTCGTTGAACTTGAACCACTTGTACTTTTCATAAATGTGTAAATTCATGAGGGGTTTCACCTTTCCAGTGAATTTGTCTGTGCCTTCTCTAGTGATTCGCCTGAAATATATTCTATTTCCTACGTTTTTTGTCTCAATGATATATTCTTTTGGAATAGCACTCTCTTTACTGTCTTCTTCTTGAGCATCTTCTAGTTCTTGTCGTTGCTTTTTTAATTCATCCTCACTGAGTTCATCCTGCGACATTTCTTCCTTTTTTTTATTTTTAAAAGCTCCCGTAAGACCACTATATTCTCTAAAAATATACTGATTGGTTAATCCTTTTTTCTCAATAAAATAACCTATTCTTAACGAATTGGGGTCACTCGGTTCTGAAATCTCATACACATAATTAGAACCTGGACGTATCTCGTTGTATGTATCTACGTTGTCTGTATTGTTGATTCTATAATATAGCTTTAACACAGACTGACTATCGCTAGAAGATGTTAATTTTAGATATTCTCTATCGTTTGTTTTTTTGTAAACGTCTAAAAATAATTCCAACAAGTTAAAAAACGGGTTTAGTTTAGGCAAATAGGAACCATATCCATCCGCCTTAAATTTACGAATAGATTCTTCTTTGGTCAAAGATACAATCGGGTCCTTTACCTTGTTCACTTTACAACCTAATTTTTCCACAAATTTAATGACGGCAGAATCAAGAGCCTTTAATTTATCTGCATTTAGTTTCTTGTTATAATAAGAAGTAAAGAATTGATTGTCTTTGTCTTTATCCACAGTGTAGATAATATTTTCATATTTATTTTCTTTTGCCTGTA